TCAGCTCGCCCCAATATTGAGGATGGCACCGAAGGTCTCTGCGACTCTTTTCGTGTCATCCTCTTTTGTTTTCTTGGTAACGTGAGTGTATATCTTTAATGTGGTTTTCGCGTCCTCATGTCCGACCCGTTCCATGATGCTTGGTAAAGCTACTTTCGCAGCAGTGAGCATTGAAATGTGTGTGTGTCTAAAAATATGTGGTGTAGCCTTTTTGGTTTCACTAATGGAAGTCTTGTCCAAGAGTCTTTCCATACGTGTAATTAATGTTTTTGGTATAAAAGGATAACCGTTCGGTCGAGCGAACATGAAGTTTTCATCATGGTATTCTTCTGGCTCGGCAAGTAGACGTAATCTGCTTTGTTGCACTTTCAATGGTCTGAGCATCTCCATAATCTCATCTGCCACAGCAATAGTCCTTACTGACCCCTCCGTTTTTGGTGGCGTCAATTCGTATTTCCTCATATTGTTATCTTCATTATAAAGCGTTTTTGTTATTCGGATTGTTTGTTTAGCAAAATCACAGTCCGACCATTTAAGAGCGCACAACTCTCCTGGGCGCATCCCTGTAAATGCCATTAAAAAGAACCTTTCTTTGTCTAGGTCTAGACCATGCTTTGTTGTTGCTTTTAAGAATTGATTTAATTCGTCGACCTCCAAGTATTTTTCTTCTATCGTCTCTTTTTCTATCTCCTCTACTGAACGCCTTTTTTTAGGAACGATAGCACCATCTGCAGGACTCATCTTAATCAGCTTATCTCGTATAGCATATTTGAAAATCATACCTGCACATGAATTGACGCCGCTTATCGTTGTTCGAGCGTAATCTTCATCGGTTAGATCAATTAATATATTTTGATACATTTTGTGGCTGATCTTCGCTATATTAACGCTGGCAATGTACCTACATAATATGTTGATCTCTTTTTGTCTTATCCTGACAGAAGATCGTTTAACTCCACTTGCTGCATAAACAAGGATCCATTCATTAGCGACCATCTGAAATGTTTTTTTCCGAACTCTCTTCTCATCGATAAGATCCTCACTTAATTCCCGAAGCGCCTTTTCTACTTTACTTGCAGTTTCTTTTCGAGTTTTTCCACGTCTTCGTAACTGTCTCCGCTTGCCAGTTACAGCATCGGTTGGACCGTCAGCAACACATTCCCAGACACCTTTTTTTACCTCTCTACAATGCATTTTTCTCACCTCCTTTCATTAAAGGCTTTCACAAACTAGCCCATTACCGTCGCCGTCCAATCCATGAGGGTCGTTTGCAGGGTCGTTCGCCTCATAAAATGTCTGTGCATCCTTCTGAGATTCAAAGTCACTACAATTTTTGTCTTCAAAATCAACTGATTTTTCGTCAAGCTCATCTGTTTCTACTTCGACTGCTACCGTAAACCCGTCTTCTGTCACATGGCCAGGTATACTCCAGATGCCAATACCTTCGTCGCGAGCGATTTCCTCAGCGGCAACAAAATCATCTTGATATTTATATGGAGGATCGTACACATACGCATACCGAGCGAGTCCTTCTTCAAGCAACATCTGATTATAGTTCTGTCCATCGATCCATATGTACCCTAGCAAACGATCGTATTTGTCTTTAATAGGACCGTCGTATTCCAATTGGACTACTTCACCCGCGAGAACGTCCTTAGCAAATGCCGATGCCTCGGGTCCGAACAGTTGAACAGGCTCATTCGGATGCACTGTTTCAGGGGTATCTACCAGTAACAAACGGACTGATTCCTCTTTGCCATCAAAACTAATCTCTATTGTGTCGCCGTCCACAATCCGTGTAACTGTTGCATTCACAACTTGGCCATCGTCTTGTATTTCAGCAACGCTTGGCATATCGACAGATGGAGCTTGTTGGCATCCAGTTAAAAACAGACCGATAGTAATAAGTAAGTGTGATTTCTTCATTGCCTTGACTCCTTTTAAGAATGTATGTTCGTGTTGAGGGTTAAAAATAAAAAGGCCAGATGACCTCACAGGTTTAATATTTTTTCAAATGTGCAATTTCACGAGGGACGCCATATAAAGTGGCAGCATCGGAAATCGTTAGTGCAGTATCCCCCAGCTTGTACAACTCTTCATCGTGCATGAGTAGCTCTACAGCAAACATATTTGCTTCCTGTTCCACTTTGTCCACTGAATAAAGCGTCTTGTGGCGAAGGAAAGGCGTATTAATCTCCCGATGCAATTGCGAGTGTCCTAATTCATGAGCGCAGGTAAACGTCTGTTCTGCGCAATTCAAATTGGAATTCACAAAAATGTACTGAGCTCTTCTAATGTATTTGTAAAACCCCATGATCTCTTCATGCATGTCTTGTTTAACTACAGAAATCTTCTGCTCTGAAGCGATTTCAAAAGGGTTGTTAGTCCTATATCTGTTAATTAATAAATTGACCCTCTCTTTAATCCACATACTGCTCATCCCCTAAAGCTTGTCGTCGTTTTTTCTATGTTTTTTTGGGATGTACTTTTTGTTGATTCGTGTTGTTTGCCTTTCAGCATACTCCAAGGCTTCAAGTAGTGACTCAATCGCTTCTTCACTCATAGGCTCCCCGGAAAAACTTAACCCTTCAGTGTCGTTGCCGGCCATTAAGTCTTCTCGCATTTTCTTCATGCGTCTAGCGATGTCGCGTTCATCTTTATCTGTAAGTACATCATCTTTCTGCGCCATCTTTTCTTGGTCAGACTTTTCTTCTTCATCTTCATTTAAAAGGTAATCGACTGTCACACCGAAATGGTTTGATATTTTTTGTAGTGTCGCATAATTCGGCTGTCTTTTATCGATTTCATACATACCTAGGGAGCTTTTCGAAATTTTTATTTTGTCAGCCAGATCTTGTTGTGACAGGTTATTCTTTTTTCTTAAACGAGATATTTTTTCACCCAATGACATCGTAATTTCGCCTCCATGGCGTATTTATATCACAAATTGTGATCAAAGAAACTATAAATCACAAAAAGTGATCGAAAATCATTGACAAGCCACGTAGTGTGATTTAATATGTGATTAAGAGTTGTTCACGATATGTGATCGGAGGTGCAGAATGATCAACCATACTATGAGAAAGCTTCGAGGCGAATTATCACAAAGAGATCTAGCTAAAGAACTCGGAATCCCTCAATCTACGTACGCGATGATTGAAACGAACCAACGTTTCCCTCGAAGGGATTTGCAGATGAAGTTAGCCAATTATTTTGATGTCACAGTCGATGAGCTTTTTTTTAATCAAATCGATCACGAATCGAGATCGAAAACAAATTCAGCCTAAGGAGGTGATCACATGATTTCAATGCAGTTTGAAAAACAATTCATAGAGCAGCTTGCTGAGCAACTATCAGACCGAGTCGCTGAACTTGCAATCGAGAAAATGAAGGATCGTTTGAATAACAACCTTCCATATCTAATGACTAGAACGCAAACTATGGAATTTCTACAATGCGGTTCTACTGTCATGGCCGAACTAATGGCACGACCTGATTTTCCGGTTTTTGATGAAGCTGGTAAGAAGGTCCATACAAAAAAGCTGTTGGCTTGGGTTGATAGTAAAACACGTGGTCCACAAGCAGAACCTCGATTGCAGAAGCAACTCGGGATTGTCTAACTACATTATCTATGAAACAACTAAATATTTGGAGGCGAACAAAATGCAGAACAAAAACCAAGGAGGGCGAATTTATCGGGCGTCAGCGATAAAGGATATCTTGAGAATTGCAAGGGAGCGCAGTTGTCAAGCAGAACGGCGCACCAAAAAGTGGTTAGCGGAAGAACTTGGCATTACGACAGTCAGGTTGACGGGAATTGAGCAAGGCACTTCACAGGTTCCATTGGATCTAGCGATCGCTTGGTGCGATGCCGTAGGGGACAAGGTGGCAAAGCAAAAGATCCTCTACATATATGGAGTTGCCTTACCGCCAACGGATCCGCGCCTACTGGAAAGCGTGCCGGCACAATTTATCAATTTTCAATCAGAGTTACGTGAAGCGATAGATCAGATTGAGATATTTAAGCAAGTTTATTTAGATATTCGACCTGGACGACCATTGAAAGAAAATCATTTGGAAGTTGCAAAAAGAGCAATGAAGCAAGTAATGGATGTAAAGCAAGCAAGTCAGTGTCTGTCAGCTGCAGTTGAAAAAGCAATTGGTATAAGTGTTGAACAAACCATGAGCAGTTGGGTGCAACAAGCGGTTGCAGATGGTGTTGTTATGAGGTCCATCGATGACTACGAGGACTATGCTAAAGACAGGATGTACGAAGAGCACGTTCGTGAGTTTCTAGGAGCTCAGGGGGTGATGGCATGAATCCAAACGTGATGCCTGGTGAACTAGCGGAGTTTAATCGATTGAAAGAAAAAGTAGAGAAGCATCTTGAATGGGCCCGATTGGATAAGGACGAATTAACCACAGAAAAGTTTCGTCAGTCGGAAATTTACGTTTTTCTTGCTTATCAATGCATGCAAGAAATGGAGCTCATGATTAAGAGAAAAGAAGAACATGATCGTGAGGTCGCAAAAGCGATTGTTGCAAAGCATTTTGCACGAGGAATCAGAATCGCAGTTGTTAGGAGAGGTTCATTTTGAAGATCATGCCTAAGATGTGGTTGGCAATGAGTGATTTTGAGAAGCAGTTGTTGTTAAAAGCTTACGTAAAGACAAATAAAAAAAGAGACGCTGTTTAAGCGACCCAATTACCTAAAACAATTGTAACACCGCATCACTCGGCAGGCAAGTTCCTGCCGTAATGCTTAGGAGCAGAACCCTCCACTGCACGGCAGCCTAGGCATTACGGTGTGAATTTCCCACCAATCCTATGAAAGGAGAGTCAGTATGGCATCGTTACGAGTTGCAAAAATTTCATTGCGAATCGAAAGAATCTTAACCAACTTGCAAGAAGAAACAGAGCTTCATGCGGACCATGCGAATTTCCCTATGAAGGTTTGGCATGCAAAAGAACTATTGGAGTATGTGTCACAGCTAGAAGGAGAACTAAACTTCTACGAAACAAGGGGTCTATGGAGTGCCATTGATGTTGCTTCCTCTGAAATTAACAAATTAGAACAACGGCAAAGTAATTCGGCTGACCCTAGCAAGAATGAGAAGGAGGATAACGATGACTGACGCACTATTGGATGGATTGTTGTGTGAGTCCTGCGGAGACTTGATTGACGGTGAGACAACAGGCTATCCGCGTAAATGCGATGACTGTGAGGAGGAATATTAATGCTTAAAGACACGCAGGAACAAGAACCATCTGTCCTTTGCAAATGCGACGTGTGTGGAGACGACATACACGAAGGCTACGCATACCGCATCATTGACGACCGTGTGATCTGTGACAACCACGATTGCATGTACAACTTCGTTTTGAAAGAAAGTGTGGTGATTAGCGCATGAGTAGGTTACAGCAAATACGCAGGAGCAAGGAAATTGCTTTCTACATCGTCTGCCACTTCCGTGTGTTGGGCGAAGAGGCTGTATATCAATTGTCCAATCGTTTCAACGTTTCCGAACAAGAGATTCAGCGCATTTTTGAACAAAACAAAAACGACCAGCTGGCAGGCTGATCGCAGAGGGTCCATCTATAGGTTTGTACCCCTATTATAGGGGACCCTCCCAAAATTGACAAGGAGGATGAAAATGACAGCACCTAACGTATTGATCTCTACGGCTGATATGGACCGTAAAGAGTGGCTTGAGCAACGCAAAAAAGGCATAGGTGGCTCAGACGCCTCAGCCGTTGCAGGGTTTAACAAATATCGCTCTCCTATCCAAGTGTACCTTGAGAAGATCGGAGAAGCTCCAGACATGGACGAACCGTCAGAAGCTGCATACTGGGGCAACGTTATGGAGGATGTTGTTGCTAGAGAGTTTGCGACGCGAACAGGGATGAAGGTCCGCAAGCGTAACGCTATCCTAGTCCATCCTGAACACACATGGATGCTCGCTAACGTTGATCGCTTGATTGTCGGCAAGAACGAAGGGCTTGAATGCAAAACAGCCTCAGCCTTTTTGTCGGCACAATGGGACGGCGAAGAGATACCGGACGCCTATTTACTCCAATGCCAACACTATATGGCCGTCACAGGATACGACGCATGGTGGATTGCTGTACTGGTTGGGGGCAACAAATTCGTACACAAGCGCATTGAGCGAGATCAAGAGCTTATTGATAACTTGATCGAGATTGAACGAGCATTTTGGGAAGACCATGTGCTTGCTGCTATCCCTCCAGAAATGGACGGGTCGGAAGCATCTACGGTCCTGTTAAGCGCCATGCACCCTATGTCGGAGCCTGACAGCAAGATTTCCCTTCCTGCTGAATCATCCACTCTGGCAGAAGCATTGCTACAGGTGAAATCCGAATTGAAAGACCTCACTGAACGCAAAAATGAATACGAGAACAAATTGAAAGCTCAGATGGGATCGAATGAGAAGGGCGAGGCTGGCACTTACACAATCCGTTGGAAAAGCTACACGCAGAACAGAGTGGATAGCAAACGCTTGAAAGAAGAGTGCCCTGACATCTATACACGTTACTCCAAGGAAACGAATGCACGGAAGTTTGAAGTCAAGGAGGCGGCTATCTAATGGCTACTAACCAATCAATGAAAAACCAAATGGCAAACAAGCAGAACAACGCCAAGGACGCACCACAGGATCCCAGTAAAACGATTGCGGCTTATATGAAGAAGATGGGCCCGAAAATCGAAAGCGCTTTGCCGAACCACATCAATGCTGATCGAATGGGGCGCATCGCCTTAACAACCATCCAGCAGAATCCTGCGCTTTTAGAGTGTACCATCCCATCACTTTTGGGAGCGACACTACAGGCTGCTCAATTGGGGTTGGAACCTGGGCTGATCGGTCATTGTTACTTCGTTCCTTTCAACAACAAAAAGAAGGGGCCGAACGGTAAAGATGTCTGGCAGAAGGAAGTAACGTTCATTATCGGATACAAAGGCATGATCGACTTGGCACGACGCTCTGGACATATCGAAAGCATTTATGCTCAGGCGGTCTACAGCAACGATGAATTTGAATATGAGTTTGGGCTAGATCCTAAGCTGGTTCACAAACCTTCATTGTCTGACCGTGGTGACTTCTTCGCGGTATATGGCGTAGCCAAGTATAAGGATGGCGGCTTTCATATTGAGGTATTAGGCAAGGACGAGATTGAGAAAATCCGCAAGCGCTCAAAAGGTGGCGAGAAAGGTCCTTGGGTAACGGACTACGAGGAAATGGCAAAGAAAACCGTTGTTCGTAGGATGTTCAAATATCTGCCGATCTCCATTGAAGTACAGCAAGGAGCAGCGCAAGACGAGACGATCAGGAAAGACGTCACAGAAGAAGCTCGTTCCATCAATGAAGATATTTTCGACATGCCGACGGGTGATCCACCAGGTGAACCAGAGCCTGAACCCGAAGCAGAGCAACCACAAGAGCCTGAAAAAGATTTCAGCGATGATGAGATCGACGACCTGTTCAAGAGTGATAAGAAGTGATCCACATACAGATACCTGAAATATACGTAGGACTGGCTCAGGGGTTTAACGACCCCAAGAGCGCCTACAGTAAGTACGTGAGGAATTACATCAGTTACACAGAGCCTTACCTAGTGCTCAAGAAGATAGATGGTAGAGTCGCCATCTGTGAAAGGAAGGAGAGGGACGAATGAAATTCTTCAACCAACGTAATGCATTTTATGATCGGCTCGAAGGAAATCAACTGTCATCATCGGCAATCAGCTTGTGGTACGCATTGATGTACACAAATGACAAGGCAGGATGGACAGACGAGTTTTCGGTAGCCGCATCAGTATTATCGTTACGTGCCGGGGTTTCAGTAAGAACCCTCTCAACTGCTAGAAATGAACTGAAACAAAAAGGTCTGATTGATTTCAAATCTCGGAAAGGGAACCAAGCGGCAATCTACACCATTTTAGACTTGTGCGCAAATATTGCTCGCAATCCTTCCGACAATGCTTCCAACAAACGTTCCGACAATGCTTCCGACAGTCCTTCCACATTACTTCAAGAGAATAGAGAAGAAGAGAAAAGAAAAGAAGGTGAAGACGTGCGCGAGAACTCTTTCACATTTTACGAGAAAAACTTCGGTGTCTTGAATCCATTTATCTCAGAGTCAATCGGCAAGTGGTGTGACGATCTGACAGACGAGCATGTTGTCGAAGCCCTTGAAATCACCCTGAAAAACAACAAAAACAGCTTTCGCTATGCCGAAGCCATTCTGCGTGAGTGGCAGTCTCTCAATCTACTGACCATCGAAGACGTGAGGACTCACGAATCCCATAAGAATCAAGGACGCAAAGGCAAGGCTCGTCCGAAGAGCAACGGCAATGTCGCTCAGTTTTCGGATTACTCGAAGTACAATTTACCGTTTTAGGAGGGCTATCGTGAAGTCATTACAGGAGACAAAAATCTTTCGAAACCCTGCTAACAGAGTGCTTGAAGAGTTTGTTTGCGAGAGGTGCAAACGGCATGTTAAACGCATGGAAATGGTCATTCCTGTCGGTCCTCGTAAGGGCGAAAAAGTGGTCAATGACATGGGGTGCAAGTGCGAGGACATTCAACTGGCTAAGGAGTCGCAGGAGCGTTATAAGCGCTTGAAGCAGCAGAAGAAGCTAGAAGTTTTTGATCGCTTCTCCCTCATGAATAAGGACCTTGAGGACGCATCATTCGATAACTACAATCCAGGGGCGTTTCGTGAGCAATACGAGGTTGCTAGACAGTACGCCAGAGAGTTCCCCAAGAACGACAAGATCAATTTGTTTTTTCAAGGGAGCTTTGGCACGGGCAAGAGCCATCTGTCAGCCTCAATCAAGCATGAGGTGCAAGCGAGAGGCTTTACAACCATCCTGATCAGCGTCCCAAGGCTATTTACGCAGATTAAGAGCAGTTGGTCGCATAAGGAATTTACTGAGGCTGACGTGATGGAAGCTCTTGCAACGGTTGATCTTTTGATCGTGGACGACTTAGGGGCAGAGGATTCCGATGCAAATTGGGGCAGCAGTAAGCTCTTCGAGACGCTTGACCAAAGGGCAGGACGTCATACCATCTACACAACCAATTTGGGCAAAGGTGAAATGACTGAGGATAAAAAGAAGGCGCGCAGATTTTCGCGCTTGATGGGCAAGTCGCAAATCGTTGTTATGAACGGCGAGGACTACCGAATGAAAGATTTAATGGGGTGAATTAGATGTGCAAGCAATGCAACGGAACAGGCGACATGTCAGTTGTTACATCGTCGTCATTGATCATACAGCCGTGTGTCTGCTGCTCAGATAGCGAGCATGAGGCACGGAGGCGGAAGTCCATCAGGGACATAGTAGATTTAAAACGCAGAATCGCAGAGCAGGAGGCATTGGCTGTTGGCTGAGTTGTTACAAAGCGTTAAGGATCAATATATCAATCAGTTGCTAGATAGCGAGTATTACGAGCATGTTGACGGGCGGCAGCTTTATGAGTTGTCGGTTGCAGAGTTAAAAAATCTATTGGATGAGGTGAGGGGATGAGTGATTTCTGCTTAGGTCAAAAAGTCTCGTTCGCCCGATCCCTAGTAAAACAAAAGGATTACGCTGTCGAGTATGACAACCTGACTGACGAGGAAAGAGAAGGCATTACATTAGAGCGCTATAAGGCTAAAGCCCACGGCGATAAACAGGGGTTTGTATCAGGAAAAAGGACGATGGTGACAGCGTTTGATTTAACAGAAGTTAATGACGAGTTTGATGGATGGCGCCTCACTCAAACGCATCAACAATGGGAAACGGTGTATCTGGTTGCTTGCGATATGCGGAGGCTTTACAGGGTGCGTGAAGAGGATTTAGTGGAGGTGTTGGTCAATGGAGACTAACAAGATTTATCAGGGTAATTGCTTGGATGTTCTAAAGACGTTACCGAACGCATCCTGCCAAACGGTTGTGACCAGCCCCCCCTATTACGGGTTGCGAGATTATGGTGTCGATGGACAGCTTGGGCTTGAAGAAACCGTTGAGGAATACGTTTCTAACCTAGTGAAGGTCTTCAGGGAAGTGCGACGAGTGCTGAAGGATGACGGAACAGTTTGGCTCAACCTGGGAGATAGTTACGCTGGCAGTGGAAAAGGAGCGACCAAGGATAAGGGGCAGCCGAAACACAAATATATTCCGGATCCCAAAAGCATAGCTACAACCTTACCCAAAAGCCCTGCTGGTCTTAGTCCGAAAAACCTCATCGGCATACCTTGGCGCGTTGCATTTGCTTTGCAGGCAGATGGTTGGATTTTGAGGTCTGATGTTGTTTGGAACAAGCCTAACGCTATGCCTGAGAGCGTACGTGACAGACCTACAAAGGCTCATGAGTATATCTTTCTCTTAGCCAAAAATCAAAGTTACTACTATGACAATGATGCGATAAAAGAAAAGGCGGTCGATGGTGATCCAAACCCACCGAGAGGTTCAAGGGGTGTAACGTCATCCCCGAACCTAGGGACTCGAAAGCAAGACCTGCTTGGAAAGCGAACCTATTCTGGTTTTAATGCTCGATATAAACCTTTGCTGAAAAGAAACAAACGTACAGTGTGGACAGTGGCGACAAGACCAAGGAAAGAGGCTCATTTCGCCACATTCCCAGAACAGTTGATTGAGCCATGTGTTTTATCAAGTTGTCCTGAAGAAGGGGTTGTATTAGATCCATTCTTCGGAGCAGGAACCACGGGAAAGGTTGCGATGCGCTTTAATCGGAGGTACTTAGGTATTGAGCTTAATCCAGCGTATATCAAGATCGCTGAAAATTATCTATCTGGTGTGCAGATGGAATTACTAAATGAATTGTGAATGGAGTGGTGGAAATGAGCGAGAAATCTATTGGAAAAGTTGAGATAAAGGATCTTGTAGAGATCAATGTGGCTGAAATCAGAGAAGGTGATTGCTTTGTTTGGGAAGGCGAAGAGGTTAAAGGCCTGACCATCGGCAAGCGGTATGAAATTTTTCTTCACAAAGGAAATTTCGTTCATAAAAGGGATGATGGCACTCCTTTAAGCGCAGAAATAGGTTTTAAAGACAAACGGTATTATCGCAGGGTAAAACCAGTTCAGCCGAAAGAAGATGACCGTCTCAGAGAAGATTACGAAGCGCTCAAGAAAACACATTTGGCGCTACAAAAGGCTCATGATAACCGCGTTGAACGCGTAGAGGCGCTTGAACGGCAGAACAAGGCGTATCAGACTTTGCTTTTATGTGAGTGGGAGGGGAGCAAATGAGTAGCATCCGTGAACAGATCCTTCGTACTCAAGCGCTGGAACTTGCTCGAAAACTAGAATTGAAAAGCAAGCAGATACAGGTTGAGATTGGCAAGGCTGATCCATACAAAGAAAAGGTCCCATTTATGGAGGTCAAGGTTGGCTTGAAATTGGCGAACGACGCATTGGAAGACATGGCTTTGGTAGTTGGTCGTTGGGAAGGCATGGCAGAGGAAGTGAGGTGGCGTAAGGATGAGAAAGATTAAATCCTCGCAAGCCAACAGAGGGATGCCATTCGAGCATCTGATCACCGTATCAAACGACATGTACCACCGCAAGGGCATTGCAGTCATTAATAAGCGACCAACGCCAGTCAAGGTGCTCAAAGTGACGGGAAATAAACTTATTGGGCATTACGAGGCTCCAAGTACGGTTGATTACGACGGAGTGTACGCAGGTAGAGCCATCTGTTTTGAGGCTAAATCAGTCCATACAGATACTAGATTCGAGCTTAAAAACCTTCATGCCCACCAAGTACAGCACTTGCAGGATTGCGAGGCACAAGGAGCTGTGTGCTTCCTGCTGATCGAGTTTGCGGTTGAACGAAAGGTGTTCTTGTGTCCCTTCTCCAACATCCTGTTTTACGTCATGGGCGCTGCTAGTGGAGGACGCAAGAGCATACCGCGCGCAGACTTTGATAGTTTTGCGTACGAGGTGAAGTCTGGACGGGCGGCGCTTGATTATCTGGCTGTATTGGACAGCATAGGCGGTGTTTTCCGTGACTCGCAGAGTGGTTGAAACAAAGGCTGTTTCGGCTGATCGAGAACGCTTGCTGGTGGTTACTGTTTACGAGGAAGGCATTAACAAAGAGTTTATCAGGCGCCAAAACATCTACAGCAAGAGGCATGATGTGCTTGTTAAGAGTGGCAGTCAGTACGATTTCAAAGATTAGGAGGGTGACATGGCAAAGAGTGATGTGACAAAAATGCTTGAAAGGCGAATTTACCTTTCCACACGAAAACTCGGAACCTTCGCCTGTTTTGAAGTAACAATCGGCAAAGAAGGTCGAGAACGAGTTGATTATATGACCTACGACACGAAAGGCATCTGGCGCTGTTATGAGATTAAATGCTCTGTATCTGACTTTCGGAGCACCGCCAAAAAGACGTTCGTCGGTCACTACAATTATTTTGTTCTGACTCCTCAGCTCTATGAAAAAATTCAAGATGAAATCCCTGTAGGCATCGGAGTGTATGTATGGGGGGATTCGGTTAAAAGAGCTAAGCGACAAGCATTGATGGTCGATGAGGACATTTTGAAATATTCCATGATTCGTTCGCTACATCGTGAAGCTACGAAGTCATATATGCAGAAAATAAATGAAAAGAAGGCGATCGCATGGTAGTGCTATCAGTTGTTCAGCCCGAAAAAGAACTCACCCAATTGGAGTGGCAACGCAAGGTGATTTTGGAAGAGCATGAAGAGGCGAAAGAAGCCAGTTTAGAAGCATGGCGTAAGGAATTGAGGAATCGGATTGAATAACCCAACGGCATACAACCATTTGGTCGAGGTTTTTGGCGAGGACAAAGCAAAATTGATTGGATTCGGAGGCTTTACATTTGAGGCGGTGCATTATCTCTCAAACGAACAAGCTGCGGCAGCGGTGAAAATGATTGAAAAAGAACGCGCTGAGAAGGCAGCGAGGGAGGAAGAAGATGGGCAAACCGATCACTCCTAGCGTAAACGATCTACTCAAACTGTCTAATGACGAATTGAGAGAGGCGCTGGTGGAGCTTAACAGCATGTCGTTGAGGCATCTGTGTCGTAATTGTATTAAAACCATTCATGATTATAAAGAACACGTGAAATACGAGGATAAAGAGAAGCAAGAGTTGCATGGGATCCTGAATAACATCAGCGACATTATTGAGAGGGGGAGACAAGGTGAAAGTTAAAGTGGGTGATTTTTATGCTAATGAAACAACGAGCAGTCTCGGAAACGAAAAAAACATTATGTATGTTAGAGAAAAAACTGATTATCCAGGGATTTATAAAACGGAAAATTTGTTTTTAATCGACGAACGAACGGTTGATCTGTATCGAAGTGAATGGGTTGAGGATTTCGTTGAAAGGCACGCAACAAATGCCGAGATAAAAAAATACCTTGAAGAACGTCAATCATACGTGAGTTTAAGGACTTATAGCGAGGTTGTTACAGGAATCAAAATACAATAAAAAACGCCCCTCCTGGGACGCATACCTGTAGTAATTATACCACAGGAGGGGTCAACAGTGAAGAAAATTGAGGTTGACGCACAGACGATGACGGCCAGTATTCCGGCGGATGAAAACAGTGTATATGTCGTTAGAGACGGAATGGTCTATCAAGTCTCTTGCCCCTCATCTGGTTATGGAGAGCACGAATTGAGGTGGCTTGGCGGTAGAGTAGACACTTGCAAAGAAATTAAAACTCATAAATTCGGAGCGTGATAGCATGGATCAATTAGAAAAGGTGTTCGACTTTGATGGCCATAATGTCCGCACTTGTTTAATAGACGGGAAACCTTGGATTGTTGCAAAGGACGTTGCAGACATTCTTGATTTCAGAGATACAAACGCAATGACGAGACACCTAGATGATGACGAATCCATACACGTCCAACTGACGGGTATGAACATGAAGTCAACTCTCGTAAGCGAATCAGCCTTATATTACGCAGTTCTTAGAAGTAAAAAGCCAGAGGCGAAACAATTTCGCCGATGGGTAACAGATGAAGTGCTTCCGTCCATACGAAAAACAGGGTCCTATGAATCAAAACCAAGCTACATGATAGATGATCCCATCGAGAGAGCGCAGCAGTGGATAAACGAGCAGCAGAAAGTGAAATTATTGGAACAGAAGGCAGCCGAGTATCAGAAGAAAGCCGCTTATGTTGACCAAATACTAATGTCGAAAAGCACCGTCACAACGACGCAGATCGCCAAGGATTACGGCATGAGTGGGCAACAAATGAACCGTATCTTGCATGAGCAGGGAGTCCAGTATAAACAATCAGGTCAGTGGCTCCTTTATAGCAAGCATCATGATCAGGGATATACCAAGTCCTCCACCATTGATATTGTCCGGTCTGACGGTCGTCCAGATGTCACCATGAACACCAAATGGACGCAGAAGGGACGCTTGTTCATTCATAGAATTATGGAAAAAATGGGTTATAATGCTTTAGTGGATAAAAAAGAAGCTGTTTCATGAAAAAATTTAAGAACAAATATATATGGGGCATAAAATGTCACCATAAAAAACAAAAGGAGAATTAAAAATGAGATCAGATGCGATTTTTGATGAAAAACAGCCCGATAAATATAGGTATTGGCTTGAGAGAGTATGGGATGAGAACATAGAAAAGATGTTGTTTATCCTTTTAAATCCTAGTACTGCAGATGAGGCATATGATGACAGGACTACGGAAAGATGTATATATCATGCGAAACAGCTTGGCTATGGAGGTATGGAAGTTGTAAATGTTTTTGCACTTAGGTCAACTGATAAGGGCGCGCTCAAAGTTTGTTCCGATCCAATTGGGCCAGGTAACGATCAAGCAATTATCAAAGCAATAATTAAAGCGAGCTACATTATAGTGGGTTGGGGAGAATATGGTTCAATTAACAATAGGAACGTTATTGTGGAAGAGATGTTAGCGGATAAAACTGATTGCACTTTTTGTTTTAGGAAAAATAATGATGAGTCACCGGTTCACCCACTTTATGTGTCATACAGTACAAATCCAATACCATATTTTCAATAAGCCTAACCAAGAACTGGAGGGCACTGAATGAGCGTACACGCGCTTGTTTAGTGTCCTCTTTTTGTATTTAGAAAGGGGATCGCCATGAAAACAAAACGTAAGCCGAAAAAAGAGCAAGAGAAGCTGTCTGTGAGCGAGCTAAAGCAACTCATGGGTATGGGTCGCCAAACGTATGAACGAAGATCGGGAGCAATCCGCAGAAAGGGTGGTAAGTGATGTTTGATAAAGAGTTTACCGAGTCCTTAAAACGATTTGCTGATGGCGTCAAAAGGCTGCACGACAAAATAAAAGGCATCGCCTGCAGTGTTGCTTGGATTGATGAAGAGTACAAATATAAGTCGGATCGGTACCCACATGAGCGCCAAGGTTGGCGAACACAGCGTTTTTATATGACTAGCCAGGTGATTGACCGTAAACCGAAAAGAATAGCTGCACGGACAAGAATATAAGGGAGGCTATATGATGGGTTTAAGACTGGATATTGAAATGAGCATCCGATCCTACAGCTTTTACAAAAAAGAAATTCGTCGTCTCCAAAGAAGCCTTGTGTACCGTTTCCCGAATCCTCATGCTGGATTGGTAGCGCAAAGTGGAATTGATTCAGTGATGCCTCAAGGATCGCCAGGGAAATCATTTCCGGAACTTGTTGAAATGGATCGGAAAGAGCAGCGTCAATTTGAAAGGCTGCTAAGGTTTGAAGAACTGGTCCACGCAATCGAGAAAGATGCCGAATTGCTAGAGAAGGAAGAGGATCTAATCCTTTATGAGTGCATGATGGACGAGATGAGTTATCGAGAGATAGCCATCCACATGGGCTATAACAGGAATAAAATAAGGCAAATGAAAGAAGAAATGTTATCTGCCTTGTGCCAAAAATGCCAAAAGTGCCAGATGTTGCACGTTTTGACAAGCGAAAATTCGAAACTGTATGATGGGAGGGAGGTAGGCGCGGCAACGTCGTAACGCCTTTCTTCTGTGTAAAGATAAAGATTATAACGCCCTGCGGGGTTATTAGCGTAATAAAAGTCTAGAATTTTGGTGCATTTTCCCTTACCATTGTTTTGAAGGGAGAGATTATTTTGAGTAGCAGAATATTATACACTGCAAAAGATTACATCGAGCTGATAAATGCTGATCATCGGGGCGGGCAATTATATCATGATATTTCAGAAGAACTTCAACGTATGCTCGGTGATTCAGATGACGACAAAGGATTTTACCCTAAAGGAATGCATTTAGGAGATAACAAAAAAACAAAGCTCGTTGATTGCGAAATATACTATTTTACAAGCAAAAACTTGTTCATTTACAAGCCTGGAATTGATGGTCCTTCTACAATTAGAGTCAAGAGGTTGAATGATATTAAAGACATTTCACTGACATTAGATAGTGAACACAGTGATGAAGCAAGACTTGAGCTTGTCTTCGATAGCGGCGATATATTTGAATTCGATTCAATTAAGGATGCTCACGAGGATTATAAAATTCGCTACAGCAATAGAATTAAAGAAATATACAATAACCTTATCTAACAAGCGCCTACACTAGGTGCTTTTTTCTTTGGTGAATTGTCGAATTATGTCGGTCATTTGCTGTAGATATATGAAAAGTGTTCCCTTATCGTTATGTGTAGGGGGTGAGTAATTTATGGCAAACGAACAATTGAAAGCGCAGTTGTTAGCATCTTTGCTAGAAGATGGATTTATTGACAGAAAGAAAAACAATATCGAAAATGAACAACTAGGACCATTAGTTGAGGAAATGAAAAAGGAAAATCTTATCGCCAACATTGCTGTGGATCGTGCAGGACAAGGAAATAAGGTTGTTTTCGTCAACACTCGCGGTGCAGAAGTAACCAGTCTTGGACATGAGCTAATCCGGATATTCCAATAAATATAAAAGTTTTTATAGCATCCTACGGGGTGCTTTTTATTTTGTCTAAGGAGGATTTAGATGAGCGAAGAACAGAGATTGAAGGACATTAAAGAGGTGTCTAACAAGTGGCTTGGAGGTTTTATCCGCGGGGATTCTGCTATGAGTGATATTAGTAATATTATGGAAAAAGACTATGTAACAGTAACAAATGCTGTAATAACGGCTGTTGAAGGCAAGCCTTTGGCTTCTATTGGTGATGCCACTCTTTCGTTCTCTTCACGAAGATAGATTCCAAAACAAACTTAATATAAGGGGGCGGCGGTGAATGTAGATGGCAAACGAGAAGCAGACGCTGGCTCACAAAGATTACGCAGCAGGCTTGAAATACAAAGAGATTGCAGAGAAGCATGGCGTTTCAATCAACACTGTGAAGTCGTGGAAACAACGTCATGGCTGGACGAGAAAAAAGGGTGCACACAAAACAGAAAAGGGTGCACACAAAAAAGCAGGTGCTCCAGTAGGTAGCAAGAATGCTTTGGGCAACCGCGGGGGCTCTGCTCCTGCCCGTAACCAAAACGCAAGCACCCACGGACTCTTTGCAAAGTTCCTGCCGGCAGAGACACGAGAGATCATAGAGACTATGCAAGAACGCAGCATGGCTGACCTCATTTACGATCAGATCGAAATACAGTTCGCGGCTATCATTCGGGCGCAACAGATTATGTACGTTCGGGATCAGGAGGACATGACGAAGGAAGTCAAAAAGACCGAGAAGTCAGAAGGCGATAATTTCAGCGATGAAAAAGAAGAATGGGAAATACAATTCGCTTGGGATAAGCATGCCACCTTCCTGACTGCGCAATCCAGAGCCATGGGAGAGTTCCGAAGTCTGGTAAGGCAATTCGATGAAATGGCCCACGCTGATGACGAGCGCCGTTTGCGACTTGAGCAGATGAGCCTGAACGTCGAGAAAACCAAAGCCGAAGTTGATAAAGCCAATAACAACAATGATGATTCAATTAATATCGTGATTTCACGGGCTAGCCGTTCTGAAGTTGGTGATGTCGATGAATGATGCCGTTGAAACAAAGGTCAATCCTCACTTTGAAGATTTTCTTTTTGACTGGTCAGAAAAAATTCAGGTCCTTGTCGGGGGATACGGAAGCTCTAAAAGCTATAATACGGCGCTAAAGATTATCCTGAAGTTGCTACAGGAAAAGCGGACAGCCCTGGTCATTCGTGAGGTGTTCGACACTCACCGGGATTCCACGCATTCCTTGTTCGAGGAGATCATCATGAAGATGAGGCTGGATGACAAGATAAAGTGCCCGGTGTCTCCGATGCAAGTGAGGTTTCCTAATGGCAGTAAGATCATTTTCAAGGGTATGGACAAGCCCGCGAAGTTGAAATCCGTAAACAACGTCTCCATCATCTGGATTGAAGAGTGCAGCGAGGTAAAGTACGCAGGTTTCAAAGAATTGCTCGGGCGGCTTCGTCATCCGACATTAAGGTTATACATGATTTTATCGACCAATCCCGTTTCTACGGACAATTGGTCTTTTTTGCATTTCTTCAAGGATGATCGGAATAAGCGGCTTGTTCTAGATGATGAAGAACTTTATAAAAAGCGAATCGTCCGTACAAACGGCACCTATTACCATCATTCATTGCCAGATGACAACATGTTCCTCCAACAAGACTACATGAACCAACTGGACGAAATGGAACAGTACGACCCTGATCTATACCGCATTGCAAGGTTGGGGCGTTTTGGAGTCAACGGCGTTCGCGTCCTGCCACAGTTTGAGGAACAGCCTCATGAAGATGTCATGAAGGCAATCCAAAACATACGTAAGCCGCTGTTTCGTGTAGGAATGGACTTCGGATTCGTTGAATCGTACAACGCCATCGTTAGGCTTGCCGTGGACACCGAGCGTAAGTATTTATACATCTACTGGGAGTATTACAAAAACGGTATGACGGACGACAGGACAGCCGTAGAGATCGATGAATTCCGTCAATCCGGAGAGCTTATTAAAGGCGATTCCCAAGAGGCGAAGACAATAAAATACTTTAATCAGTTAGGATTTAACATGATGAGTGCCCTTAAATTCCAAGGGAGCCGACTTGCTTACACCAAAAAGATCAAGCGTTTTAAAAAAATCATTTGTAGTAATGAATGCACAAACACCATCTACGAACTGAAGGACCTAACGTTTGCCAAGGATAAAAATGACGCAATCATTGAAGATGAATTCAGCATTGACCCACATACGTTCTCTGCCATCTGGTACGGCCTTGATGATTATGAGGTCACTGATCTCAAAGAAAAGAAAGAGCGTGGCAGACCAAGCAGAGAAAGGAGGAAACGCCGTTGAGCAAAGGAAACGTAAGAGCCCGTGTCGTTAAAGTACAGGCACCGTCCTCACAAACCAAGCAAATATACGTGGACGAGTTTAGTGGCATGTATGGCGACATTATTTCTCCGCCTTACAACCTGAAGGAGTTAAAAAAGGTATCAGAGCACTCCACCATCCTACAGCAGTGTATGGAAGCTTACAAAACGAACATCGTCGGCTTTGGTTTTCAGCCCGAATATACATTTGATTACAATGGCGAGGACGTTCAGGAAGACATTCGACAACAAGCAGACAGCGAATGGGTTCGCCTTGAAGAGTTTGTCCAGTACCTAAACTTTGACGACTCGGCAGAAGCCGTTCTTGGGCATGCGATCGAGGATCGGGAAGCGACAGGCAACGGCTTTGTCGAGATTATAAGAGATGGCCGTGGATTACCTGCAGGGATTGAATATGCGGATGCCCAGTTTATACGAGTGTGTCAAAAAACGGTTCCCGAACAGGTAACTGTTGTTGTGTTGGAGGGTGGAAAGCCTACCCCTACAACTCGTTGGCGACGGTTTAGAAAATACGCTCAGCAAATCAACGGACAAACCGTTTACTTCAAGGAGTATGGAGATCCACGAATTCTAAATCTAAAAACAGGTAAGTTTGATGATTCGACGCCTGAGCATTTACAAGCCACTGAGTTTATTCATCTCAAGGTGGGCAGTGGCACGTATGGTGTTCCTCGTTGGATTGGTCATCTTGTTCACCTTTACGGCGCACGAAAGGCAGAGGAACTAAACTTCCTTTACTTTAAGCAAGGGCGTCATACGCCTGCAGCAGTAACTGTCGAAAACGGTCTATTGTCCGAGGATTCGTATGATGCTCTCCAGGAATACATGAACGATATTGAAGGCGTGGAAAACGCCCACAAATTCCTTGTAATTGAAGCTGAAGGACATGCTACTGAATCAACGTCTACTGATGGCCGTGAAGACGAAAAAATAACACCTGTGAAGGTGCAGATCAAGTCACTAGCTGATATGCTTCAGCAGGATGCATTGTTTTTGGAGTATGACGAGAAAAGCCGTAATAAGCTACGTTCGGCTTTCAGGTTGCCCCCGTTGTATACAGGCGAATCTCAGGACTATAACAAGGCGACGTCAGATACTGCTAGAAAGATCACCGAGGAACAGGTTTTTCAGCCACAGAGAGAGGGCTTGGCTAGACGGCTTAACACATTGTTTATGCCTGATCTCGAATTATCAAAAGTCCGCTTGAAGCTAGATGGCCCTGACTTCCATGATCCATTAGAGATTGCTACTGTCCTTGCTCCTTATATCACCGCAGGAGCTGTATCGCCTAATGATTTACGTGATTCAGCAGGCGAAGTGTTAGGCAAAACGTTGGAAGAATGGCCAGAAGAGATTTACAACCGACCATTGAGCCAAGCGCAAGCATCACAGCAGCCTAACCCACTTGAAGGGATCCTGAAGGCTGACAAAAACGGTGAATCTGAGCTGGTGTCCTTGCTTAAAGACATGAGAGACGTGTTGGAGGGCTTGACCAATGGCAAAAGTGAATGAACTGCTAGAAAAAATGCAGGCGTTTATCCTAAAGGCTGAGGATGACCCGATAGAAGATGTTCCAGAGTTCCCGGGTCTTGAAAAGCTAGGGGATATTATTGAAGACTATGAAAAAGCAGTAGCTAAACTGCTAAGGCGGCAGCGTAAATACTTTCTTGACGAGATGAAGTCATTTGTCTCAAAAGATGGTGAGACGCTTGCCGCCTTACTCGTTTATTTTCAGACCAACCTATTCGCCGCTGATGAATTTACAGAAGGTATGGCCGAGGAATCAAAAGCGTTTTTTGAAATGACGACTGATGAGGTCGCCACAATGGTGATGGATGCCGTTGACAAAGATATTCCTTACGAGGAAGCATCTAACATGACCAAGCAATGGATTGAGGAATGGTCCGAGGAATTAGCCGCTTTGATGGTTCTTAATACGAATACAGCGATCGAGCAAGTTTTGTCTAATGCCATCGACGAGGATCTTTCTATCAATCAAGTGGAACTCCGTTTGAAGGACCTTCCTGAATTCAGCCGTACACGGGCACGAACGACGGCCATTACAGAAATGCTTACGGCTGCTAGTCAAGGGCAGGACGAGGCATACAGGCAAAGTCCTGCTGTCTCTAAGAAAAGATGGCGACACAGCGGAAAAAAGAAGAATCAAGCTCGAGACAATCATGTCCGTATGGATGGACTGGAGGTTGACACAGATGCCGAATTTTCAATAGCCAGTTCATCTGAAACGGCCAGATACCCACGGGACACAAAGCTTTCAGCGAAAGAGCGTGTGCGGTGCAAATGCATCATTCAGCCTGTTGTTGATGAGGATGTGTTGGGATTGTCGGTTGAGGAAAGAGAAGAAATTCGTCGTGAAGTTATGGAAGGAAAATAGAAAAGCATTGTAGTTTCTCATAATTGGATAGTAAAATAAACCCATAGAAAATAATGGGGGTATTATATGAAGCTACCTTTTGAATCTTGGTTAGAACAACAGAATATAGAGAATGAAGCTCTAGAATTATTTAAAGAGGGAATTTTATGTTATAAGAATTCGGCTTATCGAGCAGCTTTACTTTTTTCTTTTTTAGGCTTCCAAACCATCTTGAAATACAGAGTGCTTGAATCCCAACAACCTGCGATTCTTACTGAAGGACATTGGGAGGCGATACAAAAAGATTTACTAGATGATGACGAGTGGGATACTAGGTTGATTCAACTTGTGCGAGCGAATCACGATAAGAATATATTCTATGTCTCCGAAGATTTAAAGAGTCAATATGAATATTGGAAATATAGAAGAAACGATTGCGCTCATGCTAAAGGCAATAAAATTAGTGAGGCACACGTTGAAGCATATTGGCTATTTATTCAATCGAATTTCTATAAATTTGTTGTCCTTGGTGGCTTAGAACATATTTTCCAACTCATAATCAAACACCATGATTTGAGATATACATCAGCTGATGAAGACCCACAAATAATACTTGATAAAATTGAATCAGCTGTAAAGCCAGAAGACTTACACCTCCTCTTGAATAGGTTGGTAGAACATGTGGAGAGTGATCCTTTAGGAATCCCAATTAACGATAGTTTTGTAGCAAAGTTTTTTTACCTTCAAGAAAACTACGTTAGGGAGTGTGTGAAATTTTTTGTTAATCATGATATGAAGTGGATTATCGGGCTACTAAGATATGACTCAAATATAGTGACGTTTTTTAACCAGCATGGGGCCTTTATTCGGAACCTTTGGTATGACCATCTAATTACTGAGCAAGACTATATTATTTATTCGTCCTTACTGAGAAATAATATGGTCCCTGATAACCAATTAGAAGAAGCACACGAAAAAATGATTAACAGACTTCCTACTGATATTTTTAGAAATCGTGCATTCACAGAACCAGCAGCACTAGTCTTTGAGCAAAAAGGTTTTTTTAGTAAGTTAACAGAATTAGCTTTTGGTACTGATTTGAACTTAGATAAATGGAAGTGGTCAGCAAGAAATCGGTATGCGATTATTTTCTATTTAGAACGTTATGGTTTCACTGAGCATATTGCAACTAGAATATCCCGAGTTTTAAATGGTTCGTATCCACCTTTTGATTTCAAGTTTAAGTTCGATGAATTCCTAGAGAATAATGAAGAGAGGAGGTTGGAATATGAAAGGTATACAAACGAACAACTTGAAGAATAGCCAAACAATTGAAAGGGGGTGAAATAAATGCCAAGGGAATTAAAAGATGCCCATATTACACATGTGAGTTATGTGGACAAGGGCGCTAACAAAAAGCGCTTTTTCTTGTCAAAAGCTGCAGAGAAACAACAGGAGCCGACCTTCAGGAAAGAAGTGAAGGCGATTGTTGCTAAAGAGGACAATGATCAGCAGTTGGTATATGGTGTTGTGTATGAGCCTGATGAATATGATTCGCACGAAGACATGATGAGCGCGCCTGAAATTGAAAAGGCGGCTCATTTTTTTATGCAGGAGGCGCGAAACATCGACACTCAGCATGATTTTGAAAGTGGTGTCGGTGAGGTGGTCGAAAGCTACATTGCTCCTGCTGACCTTGAAATAGGTGGCGAAACAATCGCCAAAGGCTCATGGGTGCTTGTTACTAAAGCATCAGACGAGATTTGGGAGCAGATCAAGAAAGGTGAGATCACGGGTTACAGTATGGCAGGTACTGCCGAGGCCATTGAAAAGCAAGCTAAAGAAGGGCCCACTCAGCCGGACAACGGCAAAAACGAGACGGGGCTTTTTAATTTGCTGAAAGGCTTCTTCACTGGTGAACAGGTTCAAAAAGGCGAGGTTCGTGAAAAATACGAAGCAGATCGTCGTCAACGAGAATTTTGGGCTGCGCAAAGCGCTTTGGACTCAGCTATCTTCAAGTGGGGTCACCATTGGGACGACGATAGACCGGAGTCTGATCCAGAAAAAGTGCGAGATGCACTGCAGGACTTTGTAGATATTGCAACAGAGGTCCTTACGAGATCGACTGACGTCCAAAAAGCCATTGGCGAACCGCCTACTGAGATTGCAAAAGCAGGTCGAAAAGTGTCTGCCGGCAATATGAAAAAAATCAACGCAGCGCTTGAAGCTTTGCAAGAACTTAAAAACGAGGTTGAAGGAGAGGAAGACGACGTGAAAAAAGAGGAATTGGAAAAAGCATTGCAAACGGTAGTAGATCCTATTATTAAGCGCTTGGATGCCATTGAAAAAGGCGAAGGAGACGGCGGAGGTACTAACCAAATTACCGAACAAGATCAAGTTCTGGCCATGCTTCAAAAAGCTGTAGAGCCACTTGAAGGACGTATTTCAGCCATGGAGAAATCTCGTGGAGCATCGCAACAGCGTGAACAGGACCCGAACAGCGGTAACACCCATGTAGCCAAAGGCTATATGTCTAACTTTATGTAAGCAACGAAAATAAAAGGAGTGAACGAGAATTATGACAATCCCAAACAGCGCACTTTTGAACCAAGGTCCACAGTCAATTAAGAAAGACCTATCCATCCCTATGGGGCATGATCACGCTTATGAATTTTTGGTAGATACGATCAACAATGCCTCTACGTTACCTAAGCTAGTACCAATTTATAGAGGCGACAGCGCAGGCAACATTGATGCATTGAGCGTTTCATCCCGTCGCTTGCGTGAGCACTCGAAAGACCACCAACCAAATGGTGTTGGCTCAATTAATGATAGAAAGATTCCTTACAATGTACGCAAAGTATTCTGGGATGAATGGCTCCAGGATGACGACGTTTGGTATAACCAGCAATCACGTGGAGAGAACGTCGAACAAACAATTATTTCAATGATTCAAAAGCAACTTGGTGTTGACTTGCAGGACCTTGCCTTCAACGGCGATACTGCAACACCAGTGGAAAATCCTGACCACGCCTTCCTGTCCATTTTGGATGGATTTGTGAAGAAAATGAAGACTTCGGACAACGTCACTGACTTGGTAGATGCCGAGCCTAGATTGCTCGATTTCGTCAACCACATTCAATTGCTTCCTGAGAGATACAAAAATGCACACGATGACATTACTTGGTTTGTATCTCGTAACACGCACGATAAGCTCTTGAGCCAAGCGACTATGAGACAAACTGGTTTTGGTGATGCAGTGCTCCAAGAAGGCCGTGTCACTCGTTTGGCAGGTTACAACTTGGAAGTTGTGGCATCTTTGCAAGGTGGTTTCGCTGCACTAACACCAGCGGCAAATCTTAAGCCTGTATTTACGCGCCAAGTACGTTATAGCCGTACTGCTGACGGAGCAACAGCGGTTGCGAAAGATGCCACATACCACATTATCTTTGCTTACCTTGATGCGGTTGTCCGTGAAATCGATGCTGTGGCTTACATGACAGGTTCAAAGCTTTAATATATTCAATAAAACGATCGGAGGAATGGCATATGCCTTTCGAATTAAAACAGACTAAAGGAGCGCTCCACATTGGTGAGGGGCGCTTTTTCTATCCAGGCGAAAAATATGAGGCGGACGATGTTCCTGTATCTATCCAATCTAGTTATTTCAAAAAGGTGGATGGACCTGATAACAAAGCGCAGACTCCGCCAGTGCAAACAGATAAAGAGCCCAAAGCTTACGATGAAGGATCATTGAAAAAGCTCAACAAAGATGCACAGGAAAAAGCAATCGAAGAGCTTGGCGGTAAAGTAGAAGATGCGAAAAACGAAGGTGAGCGCATTGCCCTTATCCTTGAGCTACAAGAGGCTAAAAAGAACGATACTGGGGAGTGATTGCCATGCTTATTACGGTTGAAGAATTAAAGGACTATACATCCTTTGACGTCGTGAAACAGCGGTCAAATGACGCCCTTGCCAACGACATATTAGAGGCTCATGTTGAGATCGTTAGCATGGCAGGGCATGACTTTACTGGTGAGGACTATAACCCGTTACCGCCTACTGTTGTTCTGGCTGCTAAGAAGCTTTCGCAGTTTCATGCGTTAGTAAATTCTGATGCGGCCTTAACCAAGGGTTATCAGAGCGAGAACATAGGTAAATACTCGTATACGCTTGGTAAAGATGGTTTGCAAAAGCCTGATGTTAGCCAAATGATAGCACCGTACGTAGTAGAAAATGAGACTCCGCCCCCTGCCTCTAAGCCAAAGTTTAAGATGCGATCACTATGAGCTTTGAAAGCCTATTAACTCATCGATGCGATATTTATCATCTGCAAAATAGCGCAGCCGAAAGCAATTATGGCATCCCATCAGAGCACCTGCAGCAACGCGAGAGTTATAACGACACTCCCGATGCATCGCAGGTGCCTTGTTATTTCGAGGAAAACAGCCAATCCATGTCGCAAGGAGAACCAGGTCAGTTGCTTAGCAGAACCATGCAGTTGTTTTTCCTTCCCTCTGCGGATGTGCGGGAAAACAGCAAGGTCATTTTGGATGGCCGTTCTTACATCCTGCAGGTTCCGAACAAGATTCGAGGGCATCACATTGAAGTCGAAGCGGTAAGGAGTAAAAATCTATGACCAAGTTTGGATTTAAAGGCATGGGGAAGCTCCTTGCCGACCTTGAAAAAGCAGAGAAGGGCATGGACAAACAGATTAAAAAATGGTTTGAGGGCATCGGCTACGAATTTCTAGCGATCGTTCAGGATGAAATCATCCGCACTGGAACAACAGATACACGCGCCCTTCTACACAGCTTTGAATACCGCGATAGTGCTAACGTTTATGAATTTTCACGAGGCGGCATGGAGCTGACAGTAGGAACTCGCTTAGATTACGCCACTTACGCCAACGATGGTCATTTCACAATCAATCCTAGTACGGGCAAAGATCGTAGATGGGTGCCAGGTAGATGGAAAGCAAACGGCTCATTTGAATACGATCCAAACGCCAAGACAGGCATGCTCCTAACGCTCAAATGGGTGGATGGGTCAGGCTATTGGGACAATGCAATAGCGATCTATGAGCGTATGTTCAAACGATCGCTAGAAAAGAAAGTCCAGCAATGGTTGGACGGCTTAGGGCGGTGAATAAATGCAGGATGAATTGGGGTCCATAAGTTCTTTTTGTTATGAGCACTTCCCTGGTGGATCACCTATGATTTACACAGACGAATTGTTGGATGGCTTTGAACGACCATCGCTCTATTTTCCGTTACCGTCGGGTACCGATGCGCCTGACACGCTTGATTCATATCTCATAACGTACACGCTGCGGATAAAGGTATTTCATGATACCCTTCCAGACGCTCAAAACTGCGCTGAGAGCATCGCTCAGTCAATTAGGTCGCAAAGGTACATGATTCCCCTTAAAACTTCAAACGGAGACAAAGTGGGCGAGTATATGCGCATAAGAAAGGCAGACGTACGAGCGGGAGAGATGGAATCAGCAACGCTTATCCTGACGTGGGACACACGTTATAGGTATCTCAGAGAGCAATATGAGAAGATGGGCCGTCTCATCCTGAATGAGGGGGTGAAAGCATGAGTGAAAAAACGAATGAGAAAAAGGAAGCGCCTAAAGCTGAGGCATCAGCTGAGGGCGTTTTTTCTGTAGAGCAACTTAAAGAGCACAGCCAAAAGTTATTCGATGTGCAGCCTGAGGTTTTAAGCGGCGCTTTACACGGTGTGACTGGTGAACTCACTAAGGCACATGCGCTTTTGAAGCTAAATGGATTTCTAAAGAAAAAAATATAAGGCGGTGATGATATATGGCAGGTGGAACGTTTACAGGATACAACAAAACACGTCCTGGTTTATATATGAATTTCGTAAGTGCTGCGCAAAACCGTATCGCAACAGGCGAGCGTGGCACAGTATTACTCCCCCTTGAACTTGACTGGGGCGCACCTGATCAGTTGATTACGATCGAGACGGAGCAAGATTTTGCATCCAAACTCGGTTACAACATGACAGACGAGCGTGTGTTTCCGGTTAAAGAAGCAAAGAAACGAGCATTGACGGTGCTTGTCAGTCGCCTGAACGGTGATGGAGTGAAAGCTTCAGGATCTTGGGGCGAGGGTTCAACGGCAACAGCCAAACATCCAGGCATTCGGGGAAATGCAATTCGTGTTTCCGTCGGGCCAAACATCGTCGATGAGACGAGCAAGGATGTACGAACTTACGTAGATGCTGCACTTGTAGATGAACAGACCATTTCAAGTCCTTCTGACATTAAGCCTAACGATTGGGCTGATTTCGCTTTTACGGCACTTCCTGCCGATACCGCAGGCACTCAGCTTGAAGGTGGTACAAACAGCACAGTTACAAATCAAAGCTACGTCGAATTCCTAGCAACGGCTGAAAAAGAATTCTTTGATGTCGTGGGCTTTCCGGTCAATGATGATGCGGCTAAAGAAATGTTTGTTTCTTTCATTAAGCGCATGCGAGATCAAGAGGGCAAGAGGATTGTCGGCGTTGTTCCTCGTTACTCTGCGGACCATGAAGGCATAATCAACGTGGCCAACGCTGTTGAGATCGATGGTCGTCAATTGACACCATTAGAAGCCGTTTATTGGGTCGCTGGTGCTTCAGCAGGCGCTCAGATTACTGATTCAAATACCTACGCTGTCTATGATGGTGCAACAGATGCTGTTCCGCGCATGATAAACTCGGAAATTGTCGCAGCACTCAAATCGGGTGAGTTCATCTTTGTTAATGATGGTGATCGAATCAAGGTCGAGCAAGATATCAATTCTCTTGTTAATCCAAGAGAAAAGCAGAATGATAGATTTAAAAAGAACCGTGTGATTCGCGTCTTAGATGCCATTAGCAATGACTTTCGAAGAGAATTCAGCACCAATTATATCGGTAAGGTGGACAATAACGGAGATGGACAAACAAATTTAAAAGCAGGAATGGTAGGATACATGAAGGTTTTCCAAGGCGAAGGAGCCATTCAAAATTTTGTGCCTGATGATGTGTTCATTGATCCAGTCAATTCTGTTGGCGATCAAGTTGTAGCTGGCATTGCAGTTCAACCAGTAGACAGCATGGAAAAAATTTATATCACTGTGGAGGTGATTTAATTGCCGAATTTCAGAGCGCAGAATACTATTGCTGGAAAAGAAGGGCGTATATTCATTGATGGAAATGAAATGGGGTACGCAAAAAGTGTAGAGGCAACGATCGGGAAAACCAAATCAGAAGTGCCGATTCTAGGGCGTCGAATGGCAGGCCATAAAACAACAGGCGCTACAGGCACAGGAACACTGGTCCTTTATAAGGTTACTTCGACTTTTATCAGGCACATGTTGAATTACCTTCGGACTGGTGAAGATTTATACTTTACGCTGCAGTTCGTCCTAGATGATAGGAGCTCTGGAAGAGGAACAGAGCGCGTCGTTTTGTTCGACTGCAACTTTGATAGCGTAGAGCTTGGAAAAATCAATGTAGAAACAGAAGCTCTTGAGGAATCAATTCCTTTCACTTTTGAAGACGCGGACTTACCAGAGGCACTAAGAGGCACTTTCTAAGTGTCTCTTTTCTTTACCCAAAACAACGAAATTCGGAGGTTAGAAAATTATGAGCGAAAAGCAAACTAAATCAATGGCGTATTTTATGAAAGGGCAGTCTCCTGAACTACCAACATCGAAAGCAGCAGTCTCCAACCGTTTTAAAGATGAGGATGGCAACATTATTGAATTTGAGTTCAAGGCGATTGGAACAAGCCGTGTGCAAGAAATCGGTGACATGTGTACTAATGACAAAGGTGTATTTGATAATCAACGCTTTGTTAGCAGAGTTGCTGTAGAATCCACAACGTATCCCAATTTTAAAGACGAGGACTTGCTTAAAAGTTATGGCTTGCAGGATCCTATTGAGGTTGCTGAGCAGGTCTTAAATATCGTTGGTGATTTCAACCGTTGGGTAGGCCAAGCGCAAAAAGTCAATGGAATGGTTGATTTTGACGAATTGGTGGAAGAGGCAAAAAACTAATAGCGTCCCAAGACAGGGACGCTCTCGTTGCTCATTATGCTATTCATCGCATGAAAAAATTACCTCACGAGATTTGGAATCTTCCTGATCGTGAGAAGGCTTTTGTATATGCATCGATCATCGTGTATGCAGAAGAAAACAAACAAAAATGATGTGAAATTTGTACCAAACCCTCCTTATTTTTGGTGTTATACTGTCGATAAGATCAAGGGGGGTCTTTTATGAACGAATACGGGACGATGAAACAAGAAAAATCGGAATATAAATTTGCTAAGGCAGGCATGAAATATGCAATACTTTCGACAATCCCGATGTTTGTTTGCATTTGGGAATGGTTCGGAATCGGGTGGGCCTTTGGCGGTTTAATAGCCAGTATTGCGTTAGCTTATGTAAAATACGTAGGTTATGCCATGTGCTTGCTGTGGATACCATTCGGGTGGGTCCTCTTCAGAGATTTAGGAGTAACTTGGTGGTTAACCTTAATCATCATTATAATTGCTTGCTTGTATTCTCTTATCAGATTCCACACTTGGAAAGAATTTAATGACGGGAAACATTTTGATTAGGACGCTACCCAAGCGTCTTTTTTTATTGGGAAGAAGGTGGTTTAGTGGCGACGTTTGAAGCGATATTCTCAGCTAGGGACAAAATGAGTCATCCTTTTAGAACGATGACACGTCGAGTGAAAACATTTGATCAATCTGTCAATAAAAGCAGAAACGAATTAGAACGATTTGGGCGCATGCACGTTAGACCGAAATTGAGTGTGAACGATCGCGCAAGTAAGCCAGTTCAAAACGTATACGGAGCTATTAAAAGATTGAACGGGATGACAGCGACCGCAACTGTAAAATTGAGAGATGCGGTTAGTCCGAAATTAGATGCTTTAGAACGAAGATTAGATACAATGGGTACTTTTGCAATTGGAGCAGCAGCTGGGGTAGGTATTTCAGGTGGTGCTGCCATTGGCGCAGGTCTAAGCACGGGAAAAGTTAACGCTAGGGTTAGTGCGTTAACTGGTATGGATAAAGGCATAGCAGGACAACAGATTGACTCTATCTATTATCAAGGCATGGCAGGAACTAGCCGTGACGAAGTGGCACAATCTTATGTAAATCTTTCACAGCAAACAGAACTAGAAGGTAAAACTCTTTTATCTGCAGTAAAAACAAATAGCCAAATGGCTCAACTGTTTCAAAAAGACGCATCCGAATTCGACAGATCATTTTCAACGATGAATAGCACAATGAAAACGGGTTCAAAAGAATTCGCTGACATGTTTACCTACATTAACAAAAATGCAGGGGATAAAGCGGACGATTTGTTAGACACCATGACTGAATATGCAAGTACGTTCCAAAAATTAAAAATACCAGAAGAAAACCTCGCATCTGGTTTAGTCGCAGGTTCAAAGGCGGGCGCTTGGAATTACGATTTGATAGCTGATTCTGTTCGTGAATTTGGAATTCGTAGTTACGAAATGACAGACGACCAAAGAGCAGCTTTAGAAAAAGTTATGGGGAAATCGGATGCCCAACAATATCTAACAGGGCTGGGGTCCGGAAAAGTTAGCGGTATGGAAGGGCTTGTAACCCTTGCAAGAGATCTTTCTAATATCAAGAACGAAACGACTAGACAAAAACTTGCAACCGAATTAATGGGGACACAGTTTGAAGATTTAGGCGCACCTGTCATGGCCATGGCAAAAGGATTAGGGCAGGAAGCGCAGTATGGCGGCATGTTCGCCCAACAGTATAAGCAGTCTAAAGACGATCCAGCAACTGCGTTTGTGAGAGCTCAAAGAAGTGGCGAAATGATGGTTCAGCAAGCAGGAAATAGCATGCTTCAAGCCACAGCACCTGCAATGGAAAAGTTTAATGGGTGGCTTTCGAGTCCAAAAGGGCAAGAGGCAATGCAAAATGTATCTGAAGGGATGGCTGATTTAGCAAATCTGGCAACCAACACCTTGATACCGGCAATGCAATTCACTGCTGAGAACTTCGGAATAGTATCAAAAATTGCATTAGGACTTGCTGTATCGTTAGGGGGATTGTACGCCTTACAGAAATTTAAAGGTCCGGCGGGGATGGTCTTCGGAGCAGGAAAGAAATTTGGAAGAGGCGTAGGCCGAGGAGCAAAAAAACTGGGACAGGGTACGCGCGATAGATTTAATGGAACCACTGCTCGCAATAAGGCACGTAACAACCGCCTTGCCAATAAAAATTCATGGAAATACGCTACTCCACAAAATCAAAAGCCAGGCACTAAGCCGAAAAATAAGCCTCCTAAGAGTGGTGGAGGAAAAGGTGGAGGCTTTGGTGGCGGTATGGGTATCCTACCAGGCGCAGGCGGTTCAGGCAAAGGCATGTTGTCAGGCGTGAAGGGTGTGGCTAAAAGAATACCAGGATTAAATCTACTTTTTACAGCATCAGAATTTGCTGGTGCCAAATCAGCCGGAGGTAAAGGTGCAGCTATTGGCGGTGGTATCGGAGCTGTAGGTGGTGCAGCATTAGGAGCTTTATTAGGTCCAGTCGGAGCAATTGCAGGAGGCTTTCTTGGCGATTTTGCAGGTCGTTGGGCAGGGAAAGGCATTGTGGCTTTAGGAGAGCATATGCAAATTGGAAAGGCTGTTGATGCAGTCAAAGATTTCTCAAAAGATGTAGGCAAAGGTTTCCAAAATGTAAAGCGCGATGCTCAGAAATGGCTTGGAGGCGTAGGTGCATCGATCGGTGGATGGTTTGGCTTTGGCTCAGACAAGGCTAAAGAAGAACTCGGTAAGATCAGAACCTACACCGAAGCTGAGAGAAGAGCAATGGCAGAAGCGTCTGCTGCGTTCAGAGCCGAGGCATCTAAAGCTGTAGACGCAGTGATTCGTCAGTTCACAACCCTGCCGCCAGGCATTGCGGCAATTATCGACATGATCAAGCCTGCTGCAGACTCAGTTTTTGCTTCACTTAGCCAGTCATTTCAGGCATGGGGCGCAAAGTTGGGTATCGATGTTCAAAATTCGTTTGCCAGTGCAAAAGCAAAAGCTGATAATTTCGCAGCTAGTATCAACACCGTAAAAAATAATGTTACAAACACTGTGTCAAACATGGGTAGTGGCATCATGGGCGTGTTTACAAGCCAAGCTGACGGTAGCCATGCTAACGGCATTTCGAACATTCCTTTTGATGGTTACAGAGCCATTCTTCATAAGGGGGAAACAGTTCTACCTGAAGAGGAAGCCAATCTAATCCGTACAATGGCTTCTGGTCGTGGAAGTGGGACAGGGCGCTCTGGGAATAAATCTGTCACCTTCACTGGTGACATGCACATTTATCAAGAAGCGGACGAAAATCGACTAATGAAAAAGATTGCCAAGTTGCTTGAGGACGAGGACGGTGTTTCAGGCAACGGCACATATGCGTTATAAGAGGTGATTAAATGTACGAATTCCACCTGTCTTTCAGAAATAACTCCGAAGCAATACAAATTCCTGTCCTCCCAGGTCAAATTGATCTAGGCAACGATTCGCAAGATGAATCCGTGCAGATTAGCGGGCTAGGGGAGACAACGATCATACAGGACCCAAGGCTCAAAACGTTTTCGTTTGAGTCTTTTTTTCCGTCCAAATGGAGTCCGCTTTGTAACGTTCCTGCGGTCGTTCGACCGTGGGAGATAGTAAATACAATTGAGCGATGGAAAGACAGCACAGAGCCAATCAGGTTCATCATTACGAACACGCCAATAAACTATGCCGTATCCATCCAGTCATTTAATTACTACGAAAAGGGTGGAGAGGTCGGCGACTTGTATTACACGTTAGAGCTCAAAGAATACAGGTTTGTGAAAGCGAAAAAAATCAAGACAGATGCCAAGGGCAAAGGCAAAAAGTCGAGTGGTCGTCCTGATACCAAAAAATCAGGCAAGACTTATACGGTTGCTAAGGGTGACTCGCTTTGGAGGATTGCAAAAAAAGAGCTTGGCTCAGGTGATCGTTATGGGGAAATCGCTAAGCTCAACAATATAAAAGCGCCCTACACCATCCAACCTGCGCAGAAATTGAAGTTGCCATCATGATTGGGCTACTTATAAACAATAACGGTCAGCAACTCGATTTAAGTGGAACGGTGCAGGAAGTTGATTGGTCAGGACGCAAGTTTCAGGCGCCGAGGCAACTCAAAGTTACTTTAAGAGGCGATAGTTTATATGGTGAGCTCATACAAGTGGCTAGCGGAAGCCCTGTAACGTTTTCATGGAAGAAGAAGCAATTGTTCCGAGGTTACGTGTTTCGCTACGAGGTGAACGAGCAGGGCATTGTCACAATGATCGCTTATGATCAGATGTATTACTTGATCAACAACAGCGATACGTACACATTTGAAAATCAAAAAGCATCTGCCATCCTTACACGAATCTGTAAGGATTTTTCTTTGAAAATAGGGTCCGTCGCAGATACAGGCTATGTCATTAAATCGCTAGTACAAGAAGAGCGGCCATTGTATGACATTGTTCTCAGGGCGCTGGATACTACGTTCAAGCAAAACGGCCAGCGTTTTTATTTATTTGATCAAGGCGGTAAAGTCCAATTAATCAAACGCAGCCAACCTGCAGAGATGTGGGTTATCGAAACTGGTGGGAACATTACTCATTACAGTTATTCAACATCGATTGAGGAAGCGGCTAATCGTGTGAAGTATGTGAGAACGATCGAGGAAGAAAAGAGAATCGTCGTTGTTGAAGAAAACAAGGACCTGCAAAAGAAATGGGGCGTCCTGCAGCACTACGAGAGCGTAGTGGATGACATAAATGAGGCGCAGATAAGGACAAGGGCAAAGACCATGCTCAAGAAAATGGCGCAGGAGAAACGCTCCTTTGAGCTCACAGCGCTTGGTATTCCTGACATTATAAGTGGCGGTGCTGTTCAGATCAACGTGGAAGATTTGGGCATCAAGAGCCGTTTCTATGTGGACCAGGACGCGCACTTTTTTAAAGGGAACTATCACAGCATGGACCTTACTCTCACGTATACAGATGAATTGCCGGAGGTGGGTTTTTGAAGCAGCAGATAACCAATATAGCGATGAAAGCAATGGCTGAATCTAGCCCAACGACATTGAAGGTCGGCACCGTTAAAAGTGTAGGTCCTGTCGTTGTCGAGTTTGGTCCAAAGAATTACACACCTGCAGGCGCTGTCCTTGTTGCCGAGGATTTAATTGAAAAAGTTTATACGGCTGATGTCGAGCCAACAAATATTGCAACCCATGGGAATCACACGCACACAGCGACCGTCACAAGAGAGGGCCTTAAAGTCGGTGACAAAGTGGCCGTCATCGTTTACAACGGCGGACAATCCTTTTTCGTGGTGGATAAGGCGGTGACAGCATGATTCCTGAAACACAAATGCCTCAGCCTGAAGCGCTGAATGAAAATGAGCAAGAAACGTTACGGACGTACGCGCTAGATTTTAGCGATGGTCGTGTAAAGGGGAAAATAACAGGCAGGGAAGCCATCCAACAGTTTATCCGTAAAGCCATCCTGACAAAGCGTTACGCCCACGACATTTATTCTTCTGACACTGGTTGTGAGACGCATACTCTTTTAGGCCAAGGGCACACCGACGGCTATATTCGGTCGGAGACAGAGCGGATGATCACAGAAGCATTAATTTATGATGATCGCATTGAGCGCGTGTATGACTTTAACGTGACCATTCAGGATGACACTCTGATAGTTAATTTTAAAGTAGACACAGTTGAGGGACTGATCGAGCAACAGGAGGTGATTGGCAATGTTTGAAGATCGGACGTTTGAGAATATCCTGCAGGAATTACTGGATCGTGTACCTGGCGATGTAGATAAGCGTGAGGGGTCGATCATATATGATGCTTTGGCTCCTACAGCTGCACAACTCGCTCAGGAGTACATTGACCTTCGGAGTGTCCTTGACCTCGGATTCTATCAAACCAGTCATGGTGAATGGCTTGAGAAACGCACAGGTGAGCTTGGCGTATACCGAAAAGAAGCCACGCCATCTATACGAGAAGCAACGTTCAACATTTCGGTAGAGGTGGATGAACGTTTTTTTGTTGAAGGGCTTTATTTTGTTGTGATCTCAGGTGGGTTATCGGTAAGGCTCGAATGTGAAACTGCAGGAACTGTTGGAAATGACGTTGAGGGCGAATTGATTCCGGTCAATACGATTCCTGGACTTGAGCAAACAACCATCGGTGAAGTCCTTATACCGGGCACAAATGAGCAGACGGATGAGGCATTGAAACAGGAATATCATCTACGTCGCAGCAGACCAATCACGAGTGGAAACAAATATCAATACGAACAATGGGCAAAGGATGTCGCAGGTGTTGGAGGTGTTCGTATCTTTCCTCTTTGGGATGGTCCAGGCACAGTGAAGGCGGTTCTGATTGATAGCAACAACGAACCACCAACGCCTGAGCTTGTGCAGGAGGTACAGGAATACATCGACCCTGTCCCAGGTATGGGCGAAGGAGAGGCACCCGTAGGAGCACATCTGACAGTTGTCCCAGCACGTACGAAACCCATCGACCTAACTGTATCCGTCCAAATCATGAGTAATTTTACAATTGAGCAGGCGGTTGAGGAGATAACTATTGAGTTCCAGGACTTTATAAAACAGATGGCATTTACCGAAAACGTTGTCCGTATTGCTAAATTCGGAGCGCGAATCCTTAACACCGAAAGTGTTTTTGATTACGTGAACTACACGCTGAATGGGGCAGAAAATAACATTCTCCTTGCGGAAGATGAAATACCTTCAGTGGGGCAGGTGGTCGTGAGTGAAGCGTGATCAAATGGCTGCCTCTCTACCTCAATTCTACGAGACGTCAAGAGAATTCAACAATCTATTAGATTCGCAAGCAGATGGGCTTGAAATAATACAAAAAGATATAAATAGTGTCTTGGATCAATTTTTTGTGGATTCAGCCACATGGGGGCTGGCACAGTGGGAGAAAGGGTTATCCATTACCCCATCAAAGACAGCTACAAATCGAGAAAGGCGTTCCGTAATTAAATCGAAGCTCAGGGGATCCGGAACGACCACCATTGGATTAGTTAAAAATGTGGCTGAAGCGTATACCGGAGAGGTGGATGTAGAAGAAAAATATACAGTCTATGAAATCACTATCAAATTTGTGGGAACTTTAGGCGTACCTACGAATCTTGAAGATTGTAAAAATGCTTTACGTGAAATCATTCCTGCACACCTTGCCTTATCTTTCGAATTTATTTACACAACATGGGATAGCATGGATGCTTATAGTCTTGCATTTGATGGACTAGACGCCCTTTCCCTAGACTGGACAGAATTTGAAACCTACGAAGGAGGCTAATCATGGCAGAGACTGAACGATTAAAAGTTAAGAAATTCGAAGGTAATGAATACGTCCAACGTGCTCGTTTTAATGAAAACTATGATCAAATTGATTCGGGAGTTGCGGAAGTCGAAGCAGGACTGAATCAAAAAATTGATGCAAAAATCCAAGTCACCGACAACCCACCTGCAGTAGCAGACAGGGAGCCCGGGGCATTTTATTTTAATGTGACCGACAAGCAGCCAATTGGCAATGGTGGAGATAGTAGCACTATGAGAGTAAGTCCAACAATGGGCATAAAAAAGAAGGAGGAATGAGACGATGGCAAACATTATACAAATCCAGCTGCTTGATGAAAACACAGGGGAGGTACTTGAAACCGTAGTACCTGAAACGGAGGGTAGGGCTGTTTTGCTTGCGGATGGCACAGACCTCCAAACCTATCTGGAGGGACTTGTCCTACAAGAGGGCGCACAGGGGCCACAAGGTGAACGAGGTCCTGCGGGTCCTGCTGGACCAAAAGGAGATACAGGTGACGTCGGAGCAACAGGTTCGCAAGGTGAACAGGGGTTACGTGGCGCAACAGGAGCTACAGGTCCCAAGGGTGACAATGGAGCGTCTGGTCCCACTGGACCTAAAGGCGATACAGGGATCCAAGGACCAAGAGGGCTACAAGGCGACCAAGGACCAAAGGGTGACACAGGTAATACTGGCCCACAAGGTCTGAGAGGTCCAGCAGGAGCTGACGGCATTGATGGCGACCAAGTGCGTTATGGCGCAGATTACGCAAGCGCATCGACCGTTAAAATGTTCTTCAAGAAGTTAGTATAGGTAGGAGGTGAACGGTTTTGGCTGAAACTCGTAAAATCAGAATTGAGGATGATCAAGCGAATGTGTATCATCCTCATACGACAAGCGATGTGGTTTTTAATAGCGATGGTACGACAATCAAGGATTATGTAGATAGCAAGAGTAATAATTCGGAAGTTGCTGTTGGAGAACTTAGAACTGAGCTTGATGCGGTAAAGTCATCTGTCAGTGATGGGAAAAAGATGTTGGCTGCCAGCATTGCTGACAAAGAGAGTGTGGCGGCTGATGCGGATGGGGATGGGGTATCTACATTTCAAGAATTGTCGGAAGCTGTGCAAGCGATTGAAGTGGGCGATTATAGTATTGGAGATAACATAAGAACCCAGAATGTAAAATATCTTACTTCGCAATGGGAGATTCCTTTGCAATCTGATGATGTGAGCATGGTTGATACTGATGATCAAAGCAATGTTTTTGCTATTGTAGGAAAATCAATTAAAAAATTTGATAAATCCGGGAAAGAGATCTGGACAGTTAATGCAAATGTTAGTTTCGGCGGGAAAATCTATGTTGATCAAAATAATATTGTATACGCCGTAGGGCATCAAACAGTTTACAAATTTGATAATGATGGCAATCTAGTGTGGGAATACACTTGGCCTAGAGCAATTTACGTTTGGGCACTTGCGGTAGATATATACGGAAATGTCTATGCAGGAGACCAGGACGGATATTGTCAAAAATTAAGCAGTGACGGCACGCTTGTGTGGGCATATTTTAATTATGCGTCAAACGAAAGAAGCAGATCGATTGATTGCATCGATGTTGACAACGAGGGCTATGTTTACATCGGTACAAGAAATGATACACTCATAAAGCTCACGCCAGCCGGCAGAAGAGATAAATATCTTTATAGTGAAGCAAGAGTGACTGAGGTTGTGTTGTCTTTAGACCAAAAACATTTTTACGTTATTGCAAATTTGGGAGAGATTATTAAAATAAATCAATCAGGAGAAGTTTTATGGAGTGTAAATGCTGCCTCTGTGTATCCACGAATCGACATTGATCAAGAAGGATTTATTTTTATAGCGTCTCCTGGGAAGAGTGTAGAAAAAATAGACTCAGATGGCGGTTTGATATGGTCGAGAAAGGGATATTCGAACTCCAATACCAGCAATTTTGTGGCAGTAGATAAGGATCATTTTGTTTACACCGATGTCCAAGGCGGAAGCGGAAGACAAATCGAGAAGTTTTTTGATGGAGTTATGATAACTGGCTAAAGGAGTGAGATTGATGATTTTAATTCCAGATGAGTTTGGAAGAGTCATACTAGAGACCTTTCAACCGACAGAAGCACAACGAAAGGAAGGAGTAGAAGTAGCAGAACTACCCAAACCAGAACACCGTGAAGGTAAAGAACCAGTTCTTTATATCAATGAACAAGGTCAACCATATTACAAATATGTCGAACGCCCTCTCAATGAAACTGAAAAACTCAATAAAGAAATTGATGCTTTGAAAGCCGACCTAGAGGCTAACCAACTCGACAATTTCGAGATGATGGCCACGATCTACGAAATGATTCTGGCCAACCAGGCACCACCTGAAGGAGGTGATCCAAATGGCACAGTCTAACCCACTTATTAAGGCGTATGTCGCTCTCGTCAAAAATGACCGTAGGAGTCTGACGGAGAGTGACACCGTTCCAATTGTTCCAGGCACAATCAGAGAAGAAGTAGCCGCACGAGTCAATGAATAGCTTTATCCAACGCCTAAAACTGGCGTATTTTTTATGCCTACTAATATTAAAAGGAGATGGTCAAATGTTTGTTGTTGTATACGCTACTCTTGTTATCGCAGGTCGTCGCACGTATGAGCAGGTTCCGGATGGTCTTAAAAATGCGGTTAAGACAGAGCTTAACAGCATGGGACTCGACGAAAACGGTCAGCCCGTGGATTAAGTGTAAAATAAAGGAAGGAATCCCTCTAACACTGTCGAATGTGCAGGAAAGGGGGAGTTCATATGATATTACGTGTCATAATGCCAGAGCATAATGACAATGGAAAAGTTTTGGAGTTGTTCGATGATATCGGAGCCAACCGTCTGCCTTGTGTTGGCGAGCATATCGTGATAAAAACGTATGTGAACGAAGAGTATGAACGTGCAGTTTTCAAAGTCAAAAACGTCTATCATGAGTACGAGCAATCAGCTTCAGAAGGCAGCTTGAATATGAAAAAAGTTGTCTATGTAGAAGTTGAGCCGAATTTCTCCCACTTCCGTTATTGGGAGCAAGAGCATAAAGAAATTCAGTCATAACTGTTAAGGCGCCTACGGGCGTCTTTTTTGTTGTCTCATATCTCAAAAACATTAATTCCTAAAGGGTGAACAAATTGACAGAACGGCATCAGGGGGCACAACCGCCCGACAATACAGAGAAGGAGGCGGTAGAAGTGGAGGAAGCGGCAATGAGAGATGTGATTAATAATCATGAGGAACGTCTTTCCGCGGTCGAACAAAATTACAGCGATCTCAGCGCATCGTTAGAGAAAGACCGTATGGAGCGTCAGACGAAGGATGCGGAAATGCAAAAACAGCTCTTGGAAGTCCAGACGACCGTTCTTAGTCAGGGAAATGAGTCACGGTCCATGATGCAGAAGTTACTGGACCACAACATGGCGAAAGATAAAACAGAATACGAAAATGAAATCTACCTTAAACGCCAACAAGAGAAGCGCCTTGAATACCGCCAAAAAGAGCTATGGAAGAATATCGGTAAGGTTACGGGGTGGGCTGTTGGTGGCTCTAGCTTTTTGTATTTGGTTTATGAATTTCTTACAAGGATGTGAGCAGCTTGTCATTTATTGAGGAACTAGCGCCATATGCAATCAAACACGGGAGGGCATCTAATGTCCTGCCGTCTCTTATTGTTGCCCAAGGGATCCTGGAGAGTGCTTGGGGCGAGTCAGTGCTTGCTGTACAGGCTAACAACCTATTCGGCATCAAAGTAGGTGCTGGGTGGGAGGGCGAGGTTCATCGCAAGCGCACAGCCGAGCATAAGGCAAACGGCGAGGTCTATTACATTTATGCGGATTTTAGAGCCTATCCAACACTTGAGGGCTGCGTGAAAGACCTCTGCCATAAATACACTCACGGCACTGGTTGGGAGTCACACAATCGCTATGCTGCAGTAATCGGAGAGAGGGGCTATAAGCGTGCGACTGCAGCAGTTAAGGCAGCTGGTTACGCCACTGACGTTGAGTATCCAACCAAATTAAATCGCATAATTGAGCAGTACGACCTTACACAATACGATGGGGAGCGTGACATGATGTACAAATTTGAGCGTATCAGTAACCTGACCGATGCCCGGACAACTCTTCCGCATCATAGTTGGGAGACTTATGACAACCACGGCATTGCCAGCAAGAAATACATTGCCATCCACCACAGTCTTACTAAAACCGGGAGCGCGAAGGCTTATGCAAAGTATCATGTGGAGTATCACGGCTGGCCAGCCATCGCTTATCATTTTGTGATTGAGCAAGATGGGGAGATTGTCTGGTGCCACGACCCTGGTATCCTTTCCTACCACGTTGGTGACAGCAATCTTCAATCGCTAGGCATCTGTTTGACAGGGGATTTCCGCACACAGGAGCCTACTGCTGCACAGGAGGCGTCACTTAGGTTGCTTGTGACTGCACTTAAACAAGATTTGCCGAATTACACGGACACACTAGGTCACAATGAGCTGCCAGGGTATTCGTGGAAACAGTGTCCGTGCTTTGATTTTAGGGCTGTGCTGGATCATAAGGTGTTGCCCATCAACGATATTTCGAATAAAGATGGCAACGAAATTGAATACTGGGCATCAATATTAGAAACCGAAAGCGGCACATGGGCGTACAAAAAGCTCTGTGCTTTTTTTAACGTCCAGGGGAGCAAAGAAATCAACACGAACCAGTTTGATTATTTGAAGAGTCTCATTGAAATCGGCGGTGGTGGCGCAAGATGGGCAGAGCAGTATATCGATGGTTATCTGAACGTCAACCAAGTCCAGTACCTCGCCAGTTTGATCAACAGCGACAACGCCGGTAAAAAATCATGGGCGCTCTCTGAGCTGCCTAAATACTTGTAGGAGTGATGAGAAATGAATGAAATCATGAATCAGTTCGTGGATTTTACAGGAGTCGAAGGGGCTTACATTGCTTTTGTTGCTCTGGCAGTGACGCTAGTTGTGCAAGGAATAAAGAAGAGCTTTCCTGTGCGGAAGAATTTGCTTCCAGTCATCGCATTGGGTGTCGGGTTAATCGTGGCTTTCCTATCGTTCCCCTTTACAGACCTTGAGCTTTCTGTGAGGTTGTGGGTCGGGGCTGTTGCAGGGTTTGCAGGCACAGGACTGTTCGAGACAATTAACAAGCGAGAAGGAACTACAAAGTAAAAATAAAAATGAGCGTTGACATCATTAAATTATATGATGTTAGCGCTCATTAGCTTAACTCTTACCCCCAAAGATAGTAGTAAATAGCTTATGGATGAGAAGCAGTATTAAGTAGAAAAAAGCAAAATTAAATAATAATCCTAAGATATTTAAAGATCGGTATTCGTAATCTGAACTTAAAATAAGCCAAGCTGCTGGAAACCCATAATCACGAGTAAATGTGTTGTATTGATTATCATTCATGTAGTAGCCTAAATCAGTAAATGAAGTACCAAACACAAGTAATATACTCACAATTATAAGAGTTAGTCGTTTGTTTTTTACTAATGTCATAGTTCCCTCCTGACATGGTTCTAAAGTGCTAAATATGGTATTTATTCCATTTTGGTCTTTAAATCTATTAACTCGTATTATACAATAAGGTTAACTTACTTGAAAGGTGATGATTCGAAAGATGAAGAAAATTATGTTGATTATGTTGTCAGTTGTTCTATCATTTGTCGCTTTTTCCCCTCTCGTAAATGTCGCTTCTGCGGATTCCTTAAATGCTCTAGAAATGCAAGCAGTTAAAGAATCTGCTGATAAGGTGGCAAAGAAATATGGTTTTGATGAAGTTGTTACAGGTGATGATCTACCAAACGATGTGAAATTATTGGAGTTTGATAGTTTTGAAGATTTGGAAGAATTTCTTGATGAACAGGCAAGTAAACCTCAAGCTGATATTGAAGTAAATAATGAATCGAAAAGTATTAGCGACTCTGTCCAACAAGATGTTTCAAATTCAAGTATCAGTCGTATAGATGATGATCACTTCCTTTTATTTGACGATGACGGTATTTTTAACCATCCTGCGAATACAGTATTAAGGGTTGATTTTGCATACACCACAAAAAATATGTATTCGAATGGTATCTGGTTTGATAGTATTACTGATATTGATGTTAACAGTCTTTCTCCAATATCTACTTGGGTTAATACTCTAAATCCACGTGCAAAAGTTTCAATAATAAATGGCCAGTATGCAACCTTTCGCATTAAAGGGTATCACCTATTAGGTGTCGCTGTAAAAGGCTTTGAATTGGGCTTTAAAGCTTTTAAAGATTATGATGAAACTGTTAGAGAAAAGTCTAATTAATATTTGATAAAAAGAAAAATAAAATACGAGTAGTATATTGGCTCCTGGAATTTCTAGGAGCCTTTTTGATTCTGTTTACACATCTTCGTGATTGAGATATTCAAATCTCCGTAAGATTACGGGGCGGTGCTATTCTGACATGCAGGGGTTGGGCTATTTTTTGAGGCAATTAAATAACAGAAGGTCTAACTAAATAAAAATAATCATAAAAAAAGCGCGGCTCACTCTCCCAAGTGTAGTTCGCGCTCTCTAATTAATTCTTTTAATTCCTCTAAATCCTCTATAGTAGCCATGTTCTTCACAAATCCTCTAGCAGAGGAGCGCGCTGCATACATTCAGACTCGTTGGAACAAGAAAGAAAAAGCAATAATGAGAGAGAGTATATTCTAAATGTTGTGCACTCTGATTATTCTTTTATTTAGAATGTTTTTGTTGAAAATGATCGAATTAAATGTTATTATTTGTCAGAATATAAGCTTTGGTATTAGGAGTGGCACTGTGAATAAAGACGATATACTTGAATACCTTAAGGGGAAAATACCTGATTACTCCAATCAACAAAGACAACACGCATTGCAATTTTCACTGTACGTTTATCCTTTTTTGATGAGAGGGGAGCAACACCCGTTTATAAGTAACCTGGTAAATGCTTTATTTGAGATTGAGGAGAAAATCCCAGGTTATTCTTCAAAAACAATAGATTGGATCAGTAAAATAAAGAAAAAGCACTTTGAACAAATGATTCAAATCTTAGGTGAGGTTGGAGTTTTAAGAAAATTCTCTTCAATCGCAAAAGAGCATTCTATTGAGTTAGAGCCAAGAAAAAATAAAGGTAAAAATCCAGAGTTTAGGGGTATTCTTCAGGAGAGGTACATTTCAATTGAAGTTAAAACAGCAAGTCTATTTGAATTTAATGACAATAGACAGACTGGTTTACAAATTACTTCTCATTTAGATTATAAGGATTATTCATCTGTGAAAAACCACGGGAAGATCATTAATCCATTATCTCTTAAAGTAAAAGACTATTTACACAGTGCAAATGAAAAATTTAAAGATCATAAGAAAAATAACGAATACGTTGATGATCTTTGTATTTTGTTTATAATATGGGACGACTATATCAATGAACCTTTAAGTGCCTTGATCAACCCAAATAGCGGGCTATTTACTAAAAAATCATTTTCCGCTGATTCTAATTTTGAAAATGTTGATGGTGTAATCATTATTAGAAACATACATCAGTTATTTAGGAATCTTAGATTCGGGGAAATAGTTGATTACGGTGTAAAAGGATGGTTTGATCCATTGAACTTTTCTAATCCGTCAGTTCCACCGATATTCGTTCAAAATCCTACCGGAAAGAGGATTAGCAAAAAGATTTTTGAGCGGTTTAACGCATTTGAAACTGATATATTTACTAAAATGCCAATAGCGGAATATAGACCAACAGATTTTGTAGATTGGAAAACCGGAATTTCAGTCTCGGGGCTGTATTCTGTTCCATCAGATTTGAGAGAAATAGTATTAGAATACTTTATAAGAAATAATAGTTCGCATTTATGGCGTTCATATAGCGACATTGCATTGTTTGGTAATATCGATGTCGAAAGAATATATGAAAGCGCTATTGAAAATAATGAAGATTCTCCTTTGGATTATGCACTTGAAACCATCAAAACCACACTAAGAATGCAACAGCAAATCCAAAGAGTAGCACTCGAGGAAAATGCAGTAGTTGATACTCGTAGAGTGAATTTAAATAATCAATTTAGATTGCACTATCATTTAAATAAAATGACTGGACCTAGTCAAGATTGCCCATGCAATTCTGGAGTGACATACAAAGAATGCTGCAGTAAAAAATTGAGACATTTTCACTACACGAATTATTCAGATATATAAGATCATCAGCCATTTTGGTTGGTGGTCTTATTTGATAAAGGTTGTTTAATGAAGTCTACCATTTCTGAGTAGTTTTTGATAAGAAATTCTTTATCTCCACGATAGGCCACCTAACCAAATATGAATTCACCATAAAATCACACCTTGTAACCGAACGCATATTCGCATATAATAAGAACAAACGTTCTCGGAGGGGATCAAATGCAAATAGGAGATAACGCGACTATCATTTACATGGCAGCAGACGGTTCCTTGTCCAAAAGGCGCATTAAAGTTCTGGCTCAGACTGAAACTCATATACGGGCACTTTGCTATGCTCGACAGCAACAGCGCACATTTAAAAAGGAATCTATATTAGGGAGTCAAAAGTCATATGCTTAGCGACCAAGAACGAAAGCTGAGAGTTATTTTACGAAATATGTTTCGGTATCACGATGTTGTACCAGCAGAACTCTTAGAGCCGAAAATGGGACAGTCTGTCGATGAATTAATTCCTTGGCTCGTTAGCCTAGAACAAGAAAAGAAGATATGCTGCAAATCACGAAATGGCGTGAAACTCATTTATAAGGTAAAAGAGAACCCACATAAAGAACCGGAAGCATGGTGGTGATTTTGTGCGGAGGGCCCCTTAAGCTATTAACACAATTGTTTGTCGATCAATACATATTTGTGTTACTATGACAATAGTTCTTTAACCCTTTCTGTTAATTCTTTTGTCAAAGGAGCATTTCATGGATTTCAAATTTAAAAGCAAAAAGATGAAAAAAATATGCTCGGATAAGAGTAAGATGGACAGGGAATGGGGAACATATAATGCTAAGAAGTTGCAGATAAGAATTAATCAAATTAAAGCTGCAGACTCTTTGGAAGTTTTATTTACTTTACCTGGAGCTAGGTGTCATCAGTTGAAAGGGAATCGAGATAATCAGTTCGCAGTAGATTTAAAACATCCATTTCGTTTAATTTTTGAGCCATATCACGATCCCGTACCTTTAAAAGAAGATGGGGGATTCGACACGGCTAAAATTACTGACATATTATTATTAGAGGTGAGGGATTACCATGATTGACGAAAAGGTGTACGATTGCGAAGCTGACTTTATTATCCCCCCTGGTGAAACATTGCTTGAGACCATCGAAGAATTAGATATAACCCAGGTGGAATTAGCAAAAAGAACAGGAAGACCGGTTAAAACGATAAATGAGATTATTAAAGGGAAGACAAAAATAACTCCAGATACAGCTCTTCAGTTTGAACGTGTACTAGGGGTCCCGGCTTCCTTGTGGAATAATTTAGAAAAAGATTACAGAGAATTGTTAGCGAAAGAGGAAGACAAAAAGAACCTAAAAAATTCGGTCGATTTTTTGGATGAATTTCCCATAAAAGAAATGATAAGAAATGGATGGATTAAACATAAAGAAAATGATTTTAACCAAGTAGAAGAGCTTTTTGAATTCTTTGGTGTTGCTTCAGTCACATCTTGGGAAAGCTTTTGGGAGCCTCAAGTTTCTTTCAGGAAATCAACCGCTTTAAAAGCTGATAAATACGCTGTTATTGCTTATTTGAGAAAAGCAGAGATAGAGGCACATAAAATTGATTGTTCTCCTTATAAATCCGGTGATTTCAGAAAAATAATTGAGCAAATAAGAGGGCTAACTAAAGAGAAAAATCCTGATATTTTCATACCGAAAATAGTTGAGAGTTGTGCATCAGCAGGCGTTGCAGTGGTGTTTTTGCCTGAATTGAAAGGAACTAGATTAAGTGGTGCTACAAAGTGGTTAAATAAAGATAAGGCCATGATAGTTCTTAGTGCACGTCACAAAACAAACGATCATCTTTGGTTTACATTTTTTCATGAAGCTGGCCATGTGTTGTTGCATAATAAAAAGAGTACTTTTGTAGAAGGTAATGCCAACTATGAGGATGACGAGAACGAACAGGAAGCAAATAAATTTTCAGCAGATATTTTAATTCCAGAGGATAAGTACGATAAATTTACGAATTCAAATACAACACTTAGTGCAGAAAAAGTAACTAAATTTGCGGATCAAATCGGAATTCACCCAGGAATAGTTGTTGGAAGGCTGCAAAGAGACAAGATCCTTCCTTATAGTCACTTGAACAAATTAAAAGAAAGATATGAATGGAAAAAATGAGTCTCGTTCGAAAGATCGGCACTCATTTTTTCGTGTTCAGGGGTCGGTATCATAGTTAGACAAGAGCAAGCGTTATAATGGTTGGCATCTTGCTCAAAAGAAATAATTTAAAGACCCCCAAATGGGAGCCTTTTTTGATGTTATGACCACGCATTGACCACAAATAGTTAATAACCCATTAGGTTCTATTTGATTAATGATCAACTTGACCGCCTTTAACGCGCTTCTTTAATTAGCTTAAATATCTTCATATATCCTATTTATCACACGGAACATATGAACGTAAGAAATACGGCTGCTAATTACTCATCACAACTCATATCTTCAGGGCGTTAAACCCTAAGGTACGAAGCTTCAATGTGATAATCAGTGTGATAATTTAAAATATCACATAAATATCACGAAAATCTCGAAAAAGAACGTATGTTTGCGAAAATCGAGAAATGAGAATAAGCATTAAATTGGGGCATTTTTTCCGGAGCGAAATGTAATGAATAACATCAAGACTCTTCTATTGTATGGGCGGCATGATGTAATAAAACACTAAGAAACCCTTGGTGTCCAAGGGTTTCAGTGTTTTTTCATCATCATACTCAAGGAAAGGGTCACATATAGGTCACGTTTTTCCTTGAAAAAGCTTAAACTGCTCTAATATAAAGAGGATGGCACCGAAGGTCTCACAACTTTTGGTGCCATATTTTTTTAGTTTTTTTAAGAGACGCAAATTGTGATTTTAATTGTTCGCAGACTGTTTAAAAAGTGAGAATAATTCTTACAGCCAAACTGACAAATGCAGAGATCATGGAATGCTTCAGGATCAATAAAAATGCGACAATAAACGCCTAATGCAATGACGAATAAGAATTAGGTCAAAACAACCTCTGCTCTCGGTACCGCTGTCATTGTAACACCTCTTTTTTTCGATAGTTGTAACTTCTAACTATTTATTCCTTCCCTTTCAGCGTAGCTAAAACACATCCCTCATTTTTAAAAGATCCCGATGCATTAGTTTCTTGTTGTATACGAACGTGGCTCCACAAGAGCTGTAGGTTTGATGTTTCGAGTACAGGAATATGTGTGCTATTCAAAAAAAGAAATGGACAACTAAAAAGAAGTGAACCGTAAATTGGTTCACTCTGTCATCTTATGGGCGAAAATATCCTCTTTTAAATTCATACCTTTCTAGTTCAATCTTCTGGTCTTGATTAATCGTAATAGTAGCATATATCTCTCCAAATGCCTCTTCCGGTATAGTAGTATTTTCGATTATAGTCTCTTTATTTGTTATAAGTTTTATGGGATCCAAGTCTTTGTTAAAAGAAAGAGAAATATCCTTTTGGATTTCTATATTCTCTTTTAAAGTTACTAAGATGCTACTACTTTTTTTGAAATCTGGATTTGCAGATTTGTAAAGTTTTAAATCTACCTCGTAGGTATTGTTTTCACCGAAAAGACCATTGTAATAGTATGTGTCAGAACCAAAAGGGATGCACGCAGTAAGAATTGACAGTGTCAAAAGAATAATAGATAATTTTGTTTTCAC